GCAATGTCTAATCCAGCAGCTCCAACAATACCGGAGAATCCAGCTAAGGAACCGAATAAGCCACTAATTACAGCTAATTCTGTTAATACTCCTCCAAGACCAACTAAGCCACTAACCACTGAGTCCCAACCAAGACCCGCTAAGGAATTAAGTGACTCGGCCACTGGTTTAAGTGACTGAGCAGCAATGTCTAATCCAGCAGCTCCAACAATACCGGAGAATCCAGCTAAGGAACCGAATAAGCCACTAATTGTTGCTAATTCGGCTAATACTCCTCCGATACCAACGAGTCCTACCTTAATTGATTCCCAACTAAGACCAGCTAAAGAATTAAGCGCATCAGCAGTAGGTTTAAGTGACTGAACTGCGATATCCAATCCTGCAGCACCAACGATGCCCGAGAATCCGGCTAGTTTTCCAAATAAGCCACTAATTGTCGCTAATTCGGCTAATACTCCTCCGATACCAACGAGTCCTACCTTAATTGATTCCCAATCAAGACCGGCTAAGGAATTAAGAGCATCAGCAGTAGGCTTAAGTGCTTGCACAGCAATATCTAATCCTGCGGCACCAACAATACCTGAGAATCCGGCTAGCTTTCCAAAGAGGCCAGTAATACCTGCCAACTCGCCCAGAGCACCGCCCATGCCGACTAAGCCTCTAATTATTTCTTCCCAGGACATAGATGCGATTTGCTTAAACGGCCCAACAATGTTCTTCAATGAATCGGCCACTATAGCCATGCCTGTGCCAGCCATAAGTCCATCAAAGCCCTGCACTTTTGGCAAAGCCTTCATAACAATAACTAACTCGGCAAAAGCTCCAGCCATTCCGAAGAGACCCTTTTTGATCTCGTCCCATGACATAGACGAAATGGTCTTTAAAGTTTTGGCAAGGCTCTTAACAGATGCTGTCAAAGAAATCAATATTGCAATGTTCTTTAAAGAACCGCTTGTTTTGTTAACAGCCTTTAAAGATTCTATCAATACTACTAAACATCCGGCAAGACCGCCAAGACCCTTGGCTATCTGAGTCGGCTTAAGATCTGAAATACTCTTGAGCGATTCTACTAAAGTTTTCACCGATACTGCAACGGCAATGGTTTCTACAATAACTCCGGCATTAATTGATAAACCATCAAGACTATTCAATGATTTTACCAGCATAAACATGCATCCGGCAAGACCACCAAGACCCTTAGCTATCTGAGTTGGCTTAAGATCCGAAATGCTCTTTAGTGCTTTGACCAAAGACTTAACGGCTAATGCCATAACTAAAGTCTCGGCAATAGCTCCAGCTTTGACTGATATTCCGTCTAATTTCGAAATCGATTTACTCATTTGATTCATCAATATCGAAATACCAGCCACGCCTTGTGCTATTTGCTGGAAATCCAAATCTGCTAAGATTTTCATAGCTTTGGCTAAGATTTTCATAGCCTCAGCCATAACTATCATAACACCAGCAGATTTCAGAGTACCCTTTGTGTTCATCTTACCGGTCATGATTGATAGTTGTTTGAAGCCGAAAGTAAGAGCCTCGAAAGCCGCAACAATTCCAGCAAGACCGATTCCCAATTGGATGGGATCCATTTCGCCGAGAGTCTTTATGCTTCCAGCGAGAATTCCTACGGCAGCTGCGATGGCTAATAACTGTCCAACTTTGACAGACTTTGTTAAATTCTGCAAAGAATTTGCTATCGTATCCATCGACTCTTGAAACGGCTTAACCAAATCATCGAATAAAGAAGACGCCTTCTTCTTACCGAAGAATTTGAGAAACGTCGTTCCGATCTTTTGCAAAATGCTAACAATATTTGCCTTCTTTAAAGCTGCTCCAACAGCTCCAATAACGGCTATGAGTTTTACCAAATCATTCGAGTTGTTATCAGCCTCGGAAGTTTCTTTCTTAACGCCATTAACGAAATCGATTATTGTGTCTTTTGCATCTTTAAGAACGCCAACGATTTTCTCTCGAATTGACGTAGCCATTTGTCCGGCCTTGTTGATAAAACCAGAAACCACATCGATTAACGCGTCCATAGCCTTCGAAAAGACGTTTATTTTTGTCGCGCCCTTATCGAGTTCTACCAAATAATCGCTTAGTTTAAGAACTATGTCACCGATGGCCTTGGCTAACGACGCGATAGCAGAACTTGCAGCAAATTTGCCGAATGCCTCTGCTAGATTAAAAACCGCTTTTCCAGCTAAATCGAGTAGTGAAAACACACCTTTGGCTACTCGACCGATGTTAGATAATGTCTGCTCTGATGGTTTCATCTTTTCCATAAGGGTTTTAAACCCATTAGAAATATTCATCAATTGCTGAGCTGTTACGGTCGGGAATACTTCTCGAAAGGCTTTACTAACAGCTCCAGCTACTGATACGATATTATTAAAAGCCGTAGCAATTCCGTCGATAATGGCCTTTCGTCCACCAAGATTGGCCCAATCCTGCAGTAGAGCATTTCGAGCATCAGCTGATTTATTAATCATATCGGAAAGGACGACAGAAACATTCGTCCACATTTCTCGAGCTTCTTCGAAGTCGCCGATCATAATCTGCCAAGACTTAGTCCAACCAGAACCAAGAGCCTCTTTCAAAGTATCAATCAACTGTGAGAAGGTTTTTACTTTAGTTGCGGCATCCTGAGCATCATAAGCAAGGGATAAAGTTTCTTTAATTGCATCTTTTGACTTTCCGGTTTGCTTGGCTAAGGCTTCAGCGCAACCATCAATAGCATCTTTTTGCTTCCCGATAGTATCGGTAGCTTTAGAATTAGCGTATGCTTGATCGTAGGCTGATTGGACGGCATCTTTAGAAACATCACAATAATTAGCAACCCACTCCATTGCACCAGAAGTAGTGAACTTCTTAAGAGTTTCAGTAAGAACTTGGCTAGTCAACCAGCCTGTCTGTAAAGATTCGCGGAATGAGCCATTGGCTTTAATGGCTGCTTCTGCACCAGTTCCAAGTTCTTTAGAAGTTTCTTTAAGAGCATCCTGAAATACCTGACCGCCCATACCAGCATTAACAACCGAGTTCCAGTCCATCAACTTAACCGTACCGGTAGCAAGTGCCTGAGAAAGCTGATACATAGCAGTACTTGCCTGTTGCGAACTAGAACCAGAAACAGCGGCAAGGTTAGCGATACCCTGAATGGCATTTACTGAAGTATTAAGATCCACACCGGCAGCAGTAAACGTACCGATGTTTCTCGTCATCTCAGTAAAGTTATAAATGGTCTGATCGGCATAATGATTCAACTCATCTAACGCCGAGTTAACCTGCTGAATGTTTGTTCCTTCTGAACGAGTGTTAGAAAGAATCGTCTGAATGGCATTCATCTGAGTCTCATACTCAGCGAAACCTTCTGTAATAGGCTGCAAAGTGAGAGATTTGGTTAACGTGCTTCCGACACTTATCGCTTTGTTAGCAATATTCTGAAGAACCGTCATGCCGATAATGCCAAGCGTCGAGAACCTATCTTTGATCGATTCAACTGCTCCAATAAGATTTGACATGTCTACGTTCTTGGAAACGGATCCCAAATTCTTAAGAGATTCTGCGGAATCCTTAAAGTTAAGACCTTCTTTTAACTTCTTAACCGATGAAAGGGTTTTCGCTACGCCGCTCTCAAATTGTTTATTCTCGAATTGCATCTCAACAACTCGATTATCAACGCTACTCATGCTGACGTAACCTCCTTCCAAATTTCATCTACCATAGAATCAAAAATAGGCCTTATCGCAGGATTAATATAATCTCTTCCTTGGACATATCCGCCATTTCTAGTACCATGTCCGTATTGCAAAATTACAGCAATGTTAACACCTTTGTTAATATTACTATTGGTCCAGTAAATAGATGTTCCATGAATCTCGTAATCCCAAGAAGATGCGGTTTTTCCAGAATCAACCGGGGTAGCACTAGAAAGAGCTTGAACTCCTTTTTGGCCATACTTGTTAAAGATCTGTAAATATTTTCTTTTAGACATGGCCTTAAGGAATTTCTCAGTTTTCTTAAAATCCCCTTTTTGTACAATTCGGATCATAGAAGACATAAGATTATCCCTTGGAATTCATTACTGCTCTGCGCTTAGCGTTTAATTCAGCGTAACGTCTACGAACATCATCTTTTGACATTTTCTTGGGAGGAGCGTTCTTTTGCGAACAAACATTAATAAGAGTAAGTAACCGATTGAAATGCCACTTTTCACATTCAAAGGGAATACTGAGAGCCGTCATATAATAATATATGACTTCGTTTGTGATGAAAGAAGAAGATCTATTGTTTGATCGAACGTCTTTTATCACAGTCGCAGTCATCGGAGCATTTATATACTCTATGATTTTGTTATAACTTTCAACATCAATAATTTCGTATAAACGCTCATCGACATTTTTGTTAATCGTCATACATTTTATGTATTCAATCATTTCGTCGTATGGATGCTCGCCATCAATAATAAACGGCTTACAAAATTTTGATTCCCATTTGGAGATGGAAAGAAGCGAATGCTCAAGAAGTAACGTCCCACCGTTAACTGTAAAGAATTCATTAGTTTCATCATTAAAGAACTCAGAATCGGGAATCTTTATTTCGAGCATTCGCTTCGCCTCCTTTAAGAAGCCACTATGATTACTCTACAACCTTGAAAGAGTCGATAAGAGCCTTCTTATTCGGATCCTTCTCAACATCGGCAACAACCGCGTTAATAAACTCAGCGCATTTATTACCCTTATCGCTAAGAAGCTCCTTCATAAGATTCGTATATGCTTTGGTCTGCCTAAATCCATCAGAGAGTTCCTTAGATTTAATAAAACGTCGACCATCAGAAGACTTCTCACCATAGCAACGATAAATAAAATCTGACCAAAGTTCCCAAAGCTTTTTCACATCTTCTTCTTTTACAACTTTCTCAATAAAACTCTCGATTCCACCTTCGAATCCAATAATGTACCCTAAAGTTTCGTCTTCATTGAGGTTGAAGTAAAAATCCTCAGTTCGCTCTACTCCGTTATAATCGACATACGTAATAGACTTCTTAAGCATAGTAATAACTCCTTAAAAGATTACTTCCATTTTGATTAAATTACAGACTTCTCGGTATTCTCAGTAGACATATCGGAAAGTGATACTGCCTCAGCCGCACCGAGTGTAGTGATAATGGTCTGAGGATCAGGAAGAGCTGCGTCTGCAGTCTCAGAACCGTAAAGGAGCTTCTCGAGAGCCACAAGCTTATCCTTGTCAGCATAACGAGAATCAACCATAATGCTAGCGGTAGGCTTAAAGCCAGCAATGGACACAGGAGTGGTCGTGCACTCCCAAGAAAGAGTCATAGCATCCGGAGAATCATTAACCGTCTCGTAAGCCTTCTCAGAAGGAGAAGCAGTGCAACCATAATAGATGTGGAGTCGATAAGCAACTTCAGAATCGACATCATTGCCAATACGAGTACGATAGCAGAAACCGAAAGAACTACGAGTCTGCTGACCAATGTAAGCACCCTTAGCGACCTGGCGACTACCATCACAGGCAGCAAACTCATCAGGATAGGTATAAGCCTCAATCGTAAAACCAAGAGTCTCGGCAGAACGCATAACAGCATACTTACCATTATCGGCGTAAAGATCCGTAGGCTCTGCGCCATCAGGAGACTCGGTGACAGCCGTCAAACCGTTCCAAGCTACGCCAGCGGCATAACCGGAAGCGCTCTTAGGATACAGAACGCCTCGATCAGTGCCATTCTCATAGAAACGCTTACCATCGTCATCCCAAGTAAGGGTCTTAGAAGCCATGTGTTTCCTCCTTAATAATAAAGATTAAAAATGTCATGATGCAAATTGTCTGACGTGTAATGACGATCATACGTACACATAGGCAATTTTGCAAGTTTATCCATTATCCTCGAACTAACGTCTGGATCTTTAGAGATAACAGTTAGCTGATAACGCTTTGTGAAACGGTATCCAACGTTATTAGCAAAATCTGTATCTCCACTAGATCGCTGATAGATAATGCACGGATAATGAATTCGTTGAGACTCTGGCGGATCGAAATATACATAATCGGAACCGAGAATCTCGTGTAAGATTTTGCTCAGTCCGTCTCGATTATTACTCATTGTAAACACCGCCAAGAGTCAAAATAAGACGGGGAGGCTGGACCTCAACAGATGTTACTTTCCAGTTGCTCCCCATCCAAGAAGCATATCGAATGGCAAAGAAATTCTCATTAGCATAAGCATCTGCAACAATACTAATCGAGTTATTAACAACTACCTTGTCGTTAATGAACTCGGTTCCGTCAAGACGACGAATATTGCGAATCACGTCTCCGTAATAGTTACGTTCGGTAATCTCTTCAGTCCAAACGTCAGGAGAACTCTCCACACTAGAGGCGAACCCAATAGCGCCATAATACTTTGTCATTCGTTACTCCCATTTTGATTAATTCTACGCAGCGGTAGAATCGAACGTCTCGACCGAGATAGCGGCATAAGGCTTAATCAGAGCGCCAGAGCAACGGGTCTCGATCAGATACTTCTGCTGGTTGTAGTCAATGTCGAAGTCATCAAACATGGACACGGCACCACCCTTATCGGCACCAACATTGTAATCCTTGAGGTTGACAATAAGACCAACAAGGTTCAGATCCTTGGTAGCGGAATCAGCCGCGTCGCCCTTGCTAGCATCGCCCTTGCGGGTCAGACCCTCCATGACCTCGACAGTCACGATGTCAGAAACGCGCAGACGGTTAGCCAGCTCCTGCTTCGTCTTATACTTAACATCGCCGATCTGATTCTCAAGGAGAAGCATGTCGGTAAGAACATCCTCGGTGGTATAGAACACCGGGTTGCCAGAACCCTTATAATTCTTACGAGCACGAATGATAGCCTTGATAACAGCCTCGGTCTTAGCTTCCTCGGTGGTCATACCCTTGGTGTCAACCTGAGCACGGATGGTATAGAAAGTATCATCCTGCCAAACCGGTCGAATGTTAGTCGGGAAGATGCGATCATCGGAGGAATCGGATCGACCATCGCCAACAAGAATAGCACGAGCAATTTCCTCATCAAGCATCATTCGCATCTCGCCCTTAACCCAGGCAACGACATCGAACTCGGTAATATCGAGAACGTCGTCTCGATCAAACTTCTGCTTCTTATAAATGGTCTGAGGGGTAGTGGTACGCTTAAGAAGAGTAAAGACTTCCTCAAGCTTCTTCTTACCCTTAGTATAGCCTCGAGCACGCGCCTCGTCAGCAGTAATGTTAGCAAACACAGACTTGATTCGGGAGAACGGCGTATGCGAAACACTGTTCATAACGCCGGCAACCCAGTCCATATTGCGGGAAACAAAGGCAGGAGGAGTGTTAAGGCTCTTAAAATCGGGGAACAAGGTATCAATCTGATCGATGCCGTAGGTCGCCTTACCATGCTCAAGATAATCAGTATAGCTAACATCCTCAAGACCATGCTGCATCACAGAGTCACGCAAAGAACCGCAACGCTTTGCGTCTCGAAGAATCTCATCAAAATCAATAGAATGAGCCATGGTGTCATCCTCATCCTCAAAAGCATTATGCTTCATATCAGCCCCACTTTCATCTAAAGAACCGTCGGCAGCCATACCGACAAGAGTATACAATACATTCTTCTGCTCGTCAGTCATGGAATCAATGACATCCTGAACAGTCTTACCATCGGATCCGGTATTATTATTGGCCATGTCTTTTCCTTTTTCATCAACTTTATCAGCATGAGCGATGCTATCGTCTGACTTATCATTCGAATCGTCACCGTCGTCGGCCTCATCAGAATGATAAATTACAGGATTGCTATTAAGATTAAAGCAAATCTCGGCGTCTTCCGTTTCCTCATCGCCATCTGAATGAACCATAACGGTATCGATATATGCTCCAGGATTTGCTCCAGCAAGAACCAAACTTACTTCGCGAATTGCTCCATGAATAACGTTAGCGCCATCCTGCTTAAGCTTGTTCGCGTAAATGGAAAGCGCTCGAACGTCTCCGTTCTTAACCAGCTCTTTAGCGTTTAAACCAGATGGAGTATCATTAAAACAACCATAAGCATAAACGCCATCTTCTCGATTCTCGAGCATAGCGTGACCTAGCACATTATCCGGAGACATATGATCATGCTGCCAAACAAGAGGTACCTTCTTATGGTCATTATCCTTAAACGCATCGCGCATAATAACGCGACCGTCAGAACACTTAATGTTGTTGCGTGTTGCATAACCTGAAAAATCGTACTTCATGCGGTTCCTCCTTTACATTTGTAATTTTGTTTACAATACATATAAATAGAATTATCAAGCAAGTACTATATCTTTACTGATAACTTCCATTTTGATTTTCGACGTCGGATACGTCATCGGGATAATAATCTTCATCTGATGAAGAACTGTAATCAGCATTTGGATCAATAAGATTCTTGTTACGAAGCTCGTCAGCACTAGGCTCTTCGGAAGGCTTAAATCCAAGAGCTGTGCGGAACTCGTTACCAGTAAGAACCTCGTTACGACTCAAAGAATCAACCATCTGAGAAATCTGTGTCACAGTCATATACTTGAACGGATCTTGGAACGTCATAATCTGCTGATTCTGAGTTCGAGCAGTCTTTGTCAAGAATTTACAATTCATAGCATCACGAATTGCCTTAACAACTGGTGCTACTGTTCGCTGATAATAATTGTTCATCGTAGAATCGGTAGCGGTACCATTAAGCACTGTGACGTCAAGACTCAACTGAGAATATAACTGATCAGTAAGTGTCTTAATCTGCTCAGGAAGAGTATTCTCAACAGAACGATTAAGTTGAGTAAACTTTTCCGTAGCGTCAATATATGCGACACCATACTTGGAATTCTCAAGCTGATCTTCAAGAGAGCGCTTACGCTCTTCAGCGCGCTTCTTTTGAGATTCGTTACGAATCGTATATGGTAACTGAACAATAGCATCGAGCTTCGACGAGTTAGCTTTTGCATCCGCATCATCAAGAAGTTTAAGCTTATAAACGAGTCGCTTCAAAGTAGAATTGGGCTCATTCATAACAGCATAAAACGGATTTTCGATAATAGCTACCGATGATTTAGGCATTGTAATTTGCTGTTTGATTCCTGAATTATCGTTATAAACTTCAAGATCAACATGCTTCGGATGCCAACCAACAATTTTTCCTCGTCGCATAGAATTGATATCATAGGACCCTGTAACAAACGGATCCAATGTCGTATCAATCGGGACGATTGCGATACATCCTTCTTCTAGAAGAGAATAAGCAATATCGGCCATAAAGGCTGTTGCTGTCTGATCAATATTCGCCTCTTCGTTAAGGCAATAGTTTAAACCAGAATTAATCTCTTCTTCATAACGCTTATTCTCATCTACACGAACATGCATAAAAGTTGTAGCTGCAACATCAACGGCTATTCGATTGTAAATGGCGTTAATGATTGTACGTTCTGATCCGATAGATATCCCAACACGATCCGGCCGATAACCATAAGAAGACCCAACAGACGTAGAATACCTATAGTCAGTAGTCTCTTGATTACTAAAAGCATTCCAGGCATGTTGAAGTCTGGTCCTAAAAGATTCAGCCATAGAATCACCGATCTATTTTCGAAGCCTAGGTTCGGCAATCGACACGATGCCGCTAGTTAAATTGTTAGCGAATCCATACGCTACGGCTTTAACTCCGGATTTCATTTGACTTTCACCGTTAGATCGAAACTCGTTATACTTCATGGTACCATACGTAGTAAGCAAAACAGACTTAACCAACGACTTGCCAAGACTCTCATTTTTGGTATAATCGTAGGCCTTCTTACCTCCAGACAATCGAATGTGCTTCTGCTTTATTCGATTAGCCTTGGCAGAATACTTGGAGTACGCTTCTTTGTTACCCAACGCCTTAGCTCGTCTAGCTTTTTCTTGATTAACTCGAACTCGACGTTGTCCCCATTTCATACCGAGAACTTCATAGTGAGCTAAATAATCATCTTTATAATTCATGTTACACCAAATACCTTCCAACATGTTTTATCAAGTCCTCGCCAACGGGAACCCAAGGGTTTTTGCTTAATGCGTATACGCCAGCAGCGGTTCCACCAATAGCAATGGCTTTTTTCGCTATTGCCATACCTTTATCAAACCCCTTTGGGTTTAATCTACGATATTGTGATTCCGCTTCTAGTCGTTTGTTTAACTCTTTCATTTCGGAAGTTGACAATTGCTTATAGCTCTTAGACCGCAAAGCCTTTGAATCCAAGTAATCCTTGGAATACGAATCTTGACGTTTCTTTCGTCTCGTTGTTTTCTTTCCAACAGAATTTCGTTTTTTACGAACTCCCCATTTCATTCCAGGAATGCCGTAATGCATAAGATAGTTTGAATATTGATCCATCAAATCACCTCACTTATACATTTTCAAAATTTGATAATCGGTCTTCTTTGTTTCTGGATGAGCTTTCTTATAAGATCGTAAGAAATTCTTCTCACCTACTGTTTTTACTGATTGTGCTCCGGCAGTAAGTCCAGTAGTTGCAGCTCCTCCGGCTATTAAAGCCTTCAAAGTGTAATCTCGCGTATATTCTAATGCGTTCTGACCGATCGCTTCGTAATTATTCGAAATTAGTTCAGAAGCGGACATCTGGGATATTTTATTCACCATAACCTTTGATTTATCAAAGACAATTAACGGATCTTGAGATTTGTATCCGCTATACTTGACATCATGAATATCCCTAATAGCGTTATATCCCTTGGAGGCTAATTTCTCATAATATTTCGTTTTTTGATAATTCGGAATATCGCCCTTAAAAGTTAAATCAGTATTAACTGCATCATAGACTGCATCTGTAACTTTTCCTTTTGAAAGATCCCTAAGTGCTTTACGAGCGAGTCTATCTCTATGATCAACTCCGAAATTCGAATTTAACATACTCTTCAAATTACGAGCATATGTCGGATCTTCTTTAATCAATTCACTAAGGGCCTTTTTAGCGTTATCACGTGATGGAATTTTAATACTACCAGTAGTCGTAAGATCCATAAGATATGTTTTTGCCCCAGTAGAGGCTACTTGATTTCCATAAAAGCCTTTATATCGAACAGCGTCACGCTTATTATTAAACGCGTAAAAACCGTCATATAGCTTTCCTGAATCGTTATTTTCGATTCGGCCTAATTTGGCTCCTTCTTTAATAATTCGATCAGCACGATCAAAATTATCTCTAGTAGCCAAGTAAGCAACTGCTGCCGTTAAAGTTATCGCTCCAGCAGCAATCATTATTCGTTCATTACGAATCCGCTTTTGAGCAGCTAATTCCGCTGCTTTATTGCTATACCCTTTTTCTTTATACTTGGCAATTAATTTATCTTTATGAGAAGTTTTTACTTTATTTGAACCATTAAAATATCGTCTATGACCCTTTGGCGTATATGCACCATCTTTATTTTGATATCTACGTACGCCCCATTTCATTCCTAGGACACCGTAGCGCATAAGGTAGTCTGGATATTCGTACATTCACCGTTACCCCCTCCCTATTCAAAAGAATCTCGATTAAGCTTAAATGCTACATAGGCGTCAAGCATTGCTGCTACCGAGTCGATCTTATCTTGATGGCGCTTCTTATACAGCTTGCGATTACCGTTAGTATCCTCCAAAGCAATTGCGTTACCCATACAGAATTCCATCAAAGATTCATCGAATAGCAAAGCTCGATTCTCAGCAAGTTTCTTCAACTCGCCAAGAGGAACCGACTCCGTCTTAACACCTTGAATTACTTTCTCGATACCAAACGGACCGTTCTCGGTAGCCCATCGGTTGACAAATTCCTTTGCGTTATACGGATCGTAACCGAAAGAGGTAACATCGTATTCGTTATCAGCAATATACTGATCTAGATCATTGTAAACTTCATTCATATCCAGAGCAACACAATCGAGTACCATCAAAGAACCTTCTCGTAAGAAGTCTTCGTACTTGATCCTTGTTGCAGGAGTAAGTTTCGCCATTGTGTCGGAAGAAATGTAGCACCGAGTCTTAATTCCGTATTTTTCTCGAGGAAGAGGGAATAGGAATGTAAACGCACAGAAGTCATCGCCCTGAGAAAGATCCGCTCCCATAGAACATTGCATCTGCCAGAAATTTCGTGGCTTATGAGGTAGAGTCTCTTCGTAAGTGAAGAAATATGTGTAGCCTTCCATGGGAATGCCGAAACGCTTAGCAAGAATATCGTTTCGAGTAGAGGGAGCCTTCTCAGCACGCTCAACAGCAAGCTGATAAGTCTCATAAGAAACAGTCTTACCAATATTAGGAGCCGCCTTCATCCACATAGAAGGATCAGCAACTTCTTCAATACTGTCAAGTTTATAATACCAAATGGACACATGCGGGTTCACATACTCGCCTTTGAGTATGTCCATTAATTCCATTTTGATTGTATCGCCGGCACCGTTACGAACTGTACCCTCAGAAGAGATGGCAAGAATCAAGTAATCGTCATTCTTAGTAGCACCCTGTTCCAAAGCACCGATGACGTCTTCTCGAATGTCGCATGAAAGCCATTCGTCAACTGATGAGAATTTTGGCTTAGCTCCTTGTACTTTGTCAATTCCCATGGCTCGAGCTTCAATGATCGAGTTCGTTAAGAAATTCTCAATACCCTTCTTGGTAGATGAGAGTTTCTTGCGATCTGCCAAACTTCCAGCGGTATTAGCTAGATTACCATCAGTTAGAAACTGAAATAATGGACCTTTAGCTCGAGTGATAGCTGTTCGAATAGGACTAAGTGTCTCTTCAGTCTGAGTAAGGATTGGAGCCATTACTATCTGCTGAGTAGTTGAAGTATCAACTGTCAGATAATACGCTTGCATACAAGCTGCATACATTGACTTGGCCGAACCACGAGAAACGATCAAATACTGCTTGTTAACAAGACGCTTCTTTATTCGCTTCTTTACATAAACCCCGCCATGGTTATCAGGACTAGGTTGATAAACAGTTCGATCTACGAAATAAAACCAACTGAGTGCATCTTCTGCCCAAAGTTTAAAAGTGTCTAGTAACTTAAGATCACTACCGTCGGTAAGAGTTAGCTCATTCTCGCAAAAATGTACGAAACCATTAATGGCTTTGTCATCATAATACAAACCAGGATCTCGGATCATGTTGTCGATTCGGTTCATCTGCATAGAGATCTCTCGACAAACAGGAATCTCTCCTCGAATTACAGCGTCACGAAATTTGCCGTAATAAATTGGAGTAGCTGAATTAGAAAGACTCATACAGAATCACCTCCATAAACAAGTATCATTCGGTCTGCGTATAACTGGATCGGACGGAAGTAGATTTACATTCCCATAATGAATGGCTTCGTGAGTATTAAGTGAACAACAAATAAGATTGTTTAAATCGAAGATTAGTGGAGAACCAGTTTCTATGTCTTCAGCGGTTATCGGATTGATGTGATGAATCAAAAGCCTATTTTGAATTTCAAAACCAGCTACAGCCAAATCGCATCCGTTATCACGAAGTATTACCTGACGTCGTATTCGTTTCCATTCATCCGAGGTATACAGTGCTTGGTTTAAGTATCGACTTCAACCAAAAGTATCCTCTCCAACTTTGCCATCGAGTCTTAGATACTCGTAGCGTTCTTTAAAGGATGGAATCTCGATAAGTTCCGAGTAAGTTCTAATACTCATCGATTATCTCTCCATCATCAGCGCCAGAATAATCACGCATCGCTTCAAGAACCTTCTGATAGAACTCCTCAGAACGCTTCTGAGATTCAAGGTTAGCTGTCTTAGCTTTGAGAAGTCGATTCTCTTCCTGAAGTTTCTCATTCTCAAGCTTTGCTTTGGCGGTTCCAAGCTTTAAATAATGAACCACGATCTGAGGAGACGCCGTGCCGTCAAGAATCTTACGTTCTGCCAAATTGGTAGCTTCGGCAATTAAACGATTCTCTTGCTCTTCAGGGGTCAAGGCTGGTTTTACTTGCCTTTTACTCTTTGCCACGTAACTCACCTCATACTTTCTTAGTTAATCATAAGCTTACTCATGGAGAACCTCTAGAGTTTCCAGATACTTTTCAGTACCCTCTTGAAAGGAGCCAGGGGTCACCACATCCCTGTTTAGTTATGAAAGACCAGAGGCCCTCTGTGAGTAAGCTTAGAAATAATTAAGACCTTGCGGGAGTTGGTCCATTTTGATTGTTGTAATGTGAGCCGAGACCTTCGGATCCATACGGATGCCTTGCTCGACCATTCATTTTGAAGAAGCAGATTTGCCCAATCTTCATTCCTCGCTTAATCCAAATGGGAAAGCGATTCTCGTTCTTCATTTCGAGTGTGATCTGACCTGAGAAACCAGCGTCAATGAAACCTGCCGTAACATGGGTGGTGAGTCCAAGACGACCGAGAGAAGACTTTCCCTCGAAGCGGCCAGCAATGTCATCCGGCATGTTTACCGTCTCTTGCGTTGAAGCAATGATAAACTGATTCGGCTGAAGAACATAGATCTCATCTTTGAGAGTAGAAAGATCGATCGATTGGTAATCGATACCATGAACTTGCTTGTCATAAGCCGTAATAAATGCATCGGGCGGACACGAATTCGATGCAAACTCGAACGTTAGTAGATCTTTATCGAGAGTCAAGTCATAACTACAAGGCTGAAGTTGATTCTCGTTAAAAGGAACAATCAAATTCTTGTACTGGGACTTAAACTTGATTGCTGTATCTTCAAGTAGCATTTGGTTTACTCCTTATAAATGGTGCCGGAAGTGGGATTCGAACCCACAAGTCAAATATGACGAGAGATTTTAAGTCTCCTGCGTATGCCAATTCCGCCATTCCGGCTTTTTAAATCAATTCAAACGAGTATCCTTTATGAAAAGATTGACGACCAGATAAACAATCGCAAATATGCCTATCGTTTCCGTTAATGGCTTTGGCACAAGCAGTAATACTGGGAAATTCTTCGCCAGTCTCAATTACTCGAACCGGATGTCCTTTTCGACCACCATTAGGATTCTTTTTTCCAAGCATTCCCTTACTAGGTTTTGCCAAGCCAGTAGAATAGGCATGTTTCATATTATAACTAGCCGTAACCCATTCCAAATTGGAATAATCGTTATTTAGTTTGTTTCCATCTTTGTGATTTACAAAATCTAATTCGTCCGGATTTGGAACGAATAATTCTCCAACCAAACGATGAACCCGGAATTTATACCTCTTCCCATCTCGATACAAATCAACATTTGCGTAACCATTACTAGTGACAAACGGCTTTTTTATCAAATCTCGTACATCATTCCGAACTTCTCCGGAACTAGATACAGAATATTGAGAAAAACCTGGTATTTTCTTCCACGTATCAGGCATGAATAACCTCCGATAGTTTTCAGAAAAAATCCCGCTGGAGAAGAGAGAAAGAGGCCGGCGATGTGGGGAGGGGGTAGTTTCGCGAGAGACCCCTCCCTCCCCGGTAAGACAATATAAAATGTCTTATTTTTGTGTAGAATCCGTCACTTTTTTATAAAAACCATCAGGATTCATACTAATAATCTCATCGATAGCCGCCTGGATGGCTAGGTCTTGATCATTCTTTGATAGATCATCACTAGTCTTAGCTATTCGAGCCACATAACCAGAAGTACAATAGCCTTTCGACTCATCATACTCATACCAATCATCGAACTGTGTGATAGGATCAAAAGGATTGTCAACAGTAGTAAGCATCACCATGTCATTCTCCTTTCTATCCTTGCAGTACATTGGTAATAGTACCAGTAGACACACCAACAGCATCAGCTATCTCAGCAAGAGTGTATCCACGACTCTCAAGAACCTTGATCCTTGACTCTTGTGCTGGTGTTACACCACGCATCTCACGAGGCATAGCTAACTGCTTTAGTACATCAAGGTCTGAGTTCTGTACAATAGACTTAAGCTTATTGGTAGAGATAGCACCAGCCTGAATAGCTTCCCATTCTTTAGGCTCTATCTTAATCTGTTGCTTAGAAGCACCCGTCTGTAAGCGGGCCTCTGTTAAGCACCTACCTTTAAGCTTCTTTAGATCATCCGAATCCATGTCTGGATTGGCCGCATATACATTCTTAACCTTAGCATTAGCTATAAGCTGGGCCTTACGCTCAAGGGGCCTATTCTTCAATGCTATATTTAGCTTAGAATTCAAAGAGTCTACTTGATCTTTATATTTTACATGCGCTTCTTTTGAATATGGAATATAATCAGTAGACCTAGATTCGGCTCGAGCTTTATTTGCTAGGGCCTTTAATTTATTGGCATGTTCAGAATATACGGTCTCGATTAAATATCCTGAAGATAAAGTATTCGCATCAGAAGTCTCGGCCATTTTTGTGGATTTAGAAATACGTTTGACTTCTTTTCCAGTCTTCTTAGAAATATAAGTTTCACCAGTTTCGCGATATATCTTTTCGCCTTTAGAATATCGCTTCTTCTCATCGTCAGTCATATATTTCGTGTTCGTTATTTCCTTACGAACCGGAACATATGCTGTAGCACTGGCTCTAGAAATAATCGTAGAAGCTCCGCGATTGCTTCCGCCTTGATATTTCTTTTTCAACTCAGCAATATTGTTATCAATAGCCGATTGTTTATAATTAAGATTATGTTTCTCAGCATCGATAATAACCATAGAATGGCGAACAGCACGAGCCAATTCATCAGGCGTAGCACCTTTGATGGTCATGTCTGTAATAAGATTTGAAACATTGCCCATCTGTTGCTGTTTATTAAAACCAGAACCCTTTACTTCAGGCATACCAGGATATGCTTTATAGTCTCGTTGAGGGTCGAAGTCTTTTAACCCATCCAAAGGCTTAGAAGTTTTAATTTTAGCAGTGCTTGTAGGAATAACAAGAACAGTATCGCCATCAAAGTCTGCTCCAGATAATCGCTCAGCCACTTTGGCGTTAATACCAATTGCATCTTGAGCATTATGAAGTGTCTTCTTAGCGTCTGGAACTTTGTTGTTTACCTTAAGGCGAGGGATCTCAAACGTTCCGCCATGAGGATATCGAATTAATACGACTTCTTCACCATCACGAAATGATGGAGCATAAACTTCGTTTTCTTTCATCGAAGGAAATGGAAGAATAACCTTTGATGCTTGACGAGGAAGACCAGCGGCCTTGAGATGAACTGATGCCGAATCGCATCCATCTGCGAATTTATCAAGAAGTTGCTGGCGAATAACAGGATTCTCGAGTTTCATAATACTATCAAACTCATCCTGCTTAAGATCATAAGCGAGTTTTAATTGCTTCTTAGCCAGCATAGGACTTTGCTTAGATAACATCTGCGAAGATAAGCTCTTTCGCCAGGTATTCCAATCGCCTTCCTCGTTTACAATATTAATTGCCGATTGCTGACGCTTTCCGTTCTTGTCGGTATAATATCGCTGAGCAAGAATAAGCTCTCGTTCACCTTTGATAGTTGCTCCGAAAGGATTATCCTGATCTTTCTTCATAGGCTTTAGGACTGAATTATCCTTTTCGCCAAGCATGGGAGTACCTTTTGCCTTGTTAGTGTTAAATATAATGTCAACACCATCTGGCATATCATCACGATACATTGCCATGCCCTTTAAATAATGGGTACCATCTACAGCGATTCGAACCTGAGCATACTTGGCTTTACCCAAAGAAATATCATCTACGCCTCGACGAAGTTCGATAACACCATCTTTGTCTTTTCCTCCTTCTTCAGCATAATTAATTTTTATGCGTTTAGAGGAAATACTAACAGGCTTTCCGATTTTATCAATGGTTCGGCCTTTATCTTCAGAATGAAATCCAGGAAACTCAATATCGGCTTTATGGTTCCATACTTCAGAATATGTAGTATCGGGAGGAGCTAGAACCTTGATGGAGGTCTTATGACCAGTTCCAAGTTGTTCTGTCTGAATATAATGAACGGTATAACCCTCATCTTTCAGCATCTTAACGGCATTATCGAGAGCGGTACGAGAAATACCCATTTGATTCTCAACGCCACCGCCAATGTCAATATATTTCTTATCATCTACAGCGCTCTTTAAAGCTTTTGCTGTGTTTTTAGAAATACTTGATCGCTCAGCAATATCCTCATCCATCCAGCTGCGAACAGTAGATTCGTTAACGCCCATTCGTTTACCAATAGCGGTGTTAGAATATCCCTTATCCTTTAGCCTAAGAGCCTCAGCACGATTTGCTGCACGAACTTCATTCTTTGCATTAGAATATGCTGATTTATACTCTCGAGTACTCATGCCGAATGACTCAGCAATTTCTTTATCAGACATGCCTTGGCTTTTTAGCTGTTTGGCCATCCCATAAAGACCAGTGGATGATTGATATGGATTCTCGCCACTACCCCAAGGATATCGACCAGAATGTCGAGGAGTACCATAATGCATTAATTCGTCATCGTTCATTATTCCTCCTCTTGCTTGAGTTCTTCAATGCGCTGATCGAACAAAATAATCTTGTCTTCGATGTGGAAAATATCATCAGGATCTGGATTGTGTACCAGAACTTCATTTGATTGATAAATCCGCAACTCCATCTGAATATCATTTGGCTTTACGTCATACTCTAGACAGAATAGAGCCGCATAGATCTCCAACTGAACCATAGAAACTTTTGATCTACCAGTTTTCAAATCATGAATCCTTAAAAGATCCTTCTTGAAAGAAAGAGCATCAGCCGTTCCAAAAGCATTATTGGAATACTTAAGAACCAACTCGGGAGTCATCTTATAACCAATAGCATCGTTAACATACATGTTAATAGTTTGCTTATTATCTGGAAGTCGAACTCCCAACTTAATAGCTTCACAAGCAAACTCATGAAGTTTAGTTCCTCGAGCTGCAGCCAGCAAATTAGAATATACTCGAATCAACTTGCCTTCATCATAGTTAACCCAAGCGTGCTGACTTGCACTAAGAAAAGCATGTTTACCCTCAAGATCGTAATGCTTGTTGAAGTTCATTCAAAATATCCTCTCTATTCTCAGGGTATATGAATGCCGCATAAGACATCTTTCCTAGAAGGTCAACATAATATTCCTGATTAGGTCTATGCGATGCTTTTTCGGTTCGTTTACATTCAAGCATTGCCCATCGATCATTAAACAAAATAAGAAGATCCGGAATCCCTTGAATATAGTTTGCATCATTCTTTAAAACCATGCACCCAGGAAACAGTATCTTCAAATCTTTTATGAGTTGTGCTTGAAAGGAATTTTCTTTTGGCATAAAAAACCTTTCAGAAAAATAAAAGGAGCAGATTTAGCCCCTAGGCGTATTCTACTCCTTCTATTATAGCATGTTATTTTTACGCGAGCCTCATACGCCAAGAAATTTCTTTTCGTTGAATGTTTTCTTATTCATCAATGTCTTGAATATCGCCGAGTCAATGCTAGATCTTGATCGAAGACGATAGTAGTACAAATCAAAATATGGAGTATTCATTCGATCTATTCGACCAGAAGCTTGTTCCATGATTTTATAAGAATAATTCAACGAATAGAAAATAACAACATTGGTCTTTATACAATTCCATCCTTCCGCACCGGCTGTGTATTGAACCAAATATACCCAACGGTCTCCTTCTGGAATCGATTGGTGATTGTGCCCATTCCATTCACCCCAAGAAATATGATTCTCGAAGCACATAGTTCGAAGCATGTCTAATTCGTAATCAAAGTTATAAAAAATAATAGCTTTTGGATTCTTCGCCAACAAAGATATGACTTGTTCGATTCTAGCTGAATCGGAATTCACTGCTTTGCGCATAGAATAACAAACTTCACTGATATCTTTTATTGGGCGATCTTCAAACGGATTCCATCGATCTTTACTTATGACAGAATATAGATTTTCATCATAAGGGACAAACACATCGATCATATGTCTAACAGTATGTTTCTTAAAAGGCATCTCGACAGTTATAGAATCTCTATGCTTTTCAAGCCTTCGACAATCTACATATCTATCGATCTTAGGATACTTCGTAAAACGATTAAAGACTGCGTGCTGACGAAGAAAATCTGTTCGATTCTTATAAAAGCCATTTGCCACAAACACTGGGATATAATCAGACCAAGTGTCTCCAGGAGTAGCAGAAAGTAAAATCCAATGATTATTCTTAGCGATTTTAAGAAAAGCTTTTACCCAAGTACCGCTACCAACCACTCTCTGTTCGTCGAATATAAAGAAAGCATCTTTTACATCTTGATACTTTTTTACATTGTTCCAACTATCCACAACGAAGTTCATGGAATATGGAGAATCCTTCTTGCCTATCAAAAAAGGTAAGCATTCATCCTCCCACTCCAAAGTATCTCGTTTACGAGCCGTGGTGATAATATATAAATCCTTTGGTTTTGTCATCGACGATAACTCACCATCAGAAGATATGTTACCACCACACTCTTGGCAAAAATAATAGGCTATGGCAGTTCTGGACTTACCGGACCCGACCCCACCGCAAAGGATGGAGCCAGGCCTCAGTTCGTTTATCGCTTTTCTTTGATGAGGATATAGATTAATCCTCATTACTGTCGTAAAGATCAGAATACTTATCGGCAAACTCGTCCTCATCGAGAGTGACATACATGGCCTTGACATAAGCCTTTACGCCATGCTTGCCGTTAACCTCCCAATTGTAAGGACGAATGATAAGATCGACGTTAGAGATATCAGCCCAATCGAGAATATCAACAGTCTCAGAAGTAAGTCGAGTCTTATTACGAGAAGTGACGGTATAAATGTTAGGCGGAATAACATCGAAGCTCACAGACACCTGCAAATACGCAAACGGAGTATCCTGAGGATCACGAGGCTCGCGCCACTTAACTGCCCAACCGTCACGCTCAAGCTCATGCGCAAGATCCTCATCAAGCTGAACACAGAAATTACGCTTACCCTGAGCATTATACTGAGAAGGCTTTCCGGCAAAGTTACGCCACATAATATGCGCGTTCTCGATAGAGATGTTATTAGTAACTCGATTCTGATTGTTCATAATAAAAATCCTTTCAAAATTATTTCATCAAAATAAGTACGCTTTTGATAGTTAACAAAGCAACGAACACAGCTGTGCCATAAGACATAACCCAGTTAATGCCCAAACAAACACAAACCAAATATGTACCAAAAGTACAAATTAGCCAACACACAGCAAGCATGATCACTACTGCAAAAATCAAAGACATAAACGACGTATCCTTATCGTCCATAAAAATATCCTTTCCTAATTGAGCAATCCGCAAGTAGAATTCTCAGAACAAGTAGCGCACTGATTCAGATCAGGATCTCGGAGCTCTGGCTTAGTACACCAAGGCGGAACAATTTCCTTGGGATCCTCCAAGGATACGAACCATTCGAAATCGCCATACTTCGAAATATCATTAATTGCATCATCAACTAATGAATTATAATAGCCAAGATCGATATCGTCTTGCTTACTCATGAGCTCTACTGTCTCAGATTCCAACCAACGATATCCAGTAGTTCCGGTTACAGCGTAATACTTTCCATCTTTCTCTCTGACAAGAAGACCGCCACCACAATCTTTCTTGATAGGACAGAATGAACCAACACGACCAACGAAGTTGTACGAGTGTCCCTCAGAAATAATCGGCTTCAGCTCATCATCAGACATACCTTCAAATTCTGAATTAAGACGCTTAAGTCTCTTCTTTTGTTCCGGATCGCTCAAATCAAGTTTTGCATTAAATACTCGATTAGCTAACTCTCCCTCTTCTTTCTTTACATCTCGAAGAGTCTCATTCATATCCAAATATAGCGCCGAAGTAGTAGACTTCGTCTCACAAAGATCCTTAAATTCGATCGGTTCCTTAGAGAACAAAGTCTTAAACACATACGGCTGAGCGAATTGCGCTCCTGTAGCGGTCCATTCGCCAGCATGGTCGCCCCACTTCGAATGTGCAATATAAACCGAATTATTTACAATACACATACGATCATAAGTAGCCTCATGCTCGAAATTATACCCATACTTCTTACCATAATCGACAACAAACTGAATCATCTCAGGAGTAGCGTTAGCTAGCTTGATACTATCAGTCTTAATATGGACAACAGGCCAACCGCGATCAAGACACTCATGCTTAAGATTAATCATAAACAGTGCGCCACGTTTAGCAACAATATTATCAACATTCCTAGGATCCTTAAACGGATTCTCAAACTTGGCAGAAGTCAATCCATAAACCGAATTAATAACGGTCTTCAATGCTGCAGCAAGATCCTTATTGGTATATGATGCCGTACCAGACTCAAGCTCTTCGACAAATGGGGCAAGCTTTCCATCCAGAATGGTCTTGGCCAACTCATAGTCCTTGTGCTTAATATCAATACGTGCTTGCTTAATATCACTGAACCTCTGAGTATATGGACCAAACAGATTCAATGCTTCAATCGAACTCGGATGCATGGACGCAATATCGAGCAATGCAATATCTGTATACATTCCAGGATTGGCGTAAACGTATCCGCCCTCGCCAACTAGCTCATCACGATAATAACTCTTTCCGTGATCGAAAGTATATCCCGGGAACATCTCAGACAAATCAGTATATACAAATTTGCCCTGAGGATGACGATCATTCCCGAAGATAATCTTAGTGGAATGCTGGTTGGTCGTATCATTTACACTAAGTCCGGAGATCTTGGAAAGAATTTGTCGTGCAGCCCAGTCACCACTCAAATGATTGAAGACTGCCTCAGTAGAAATAACATCATTGTCACAGTACTCTGCAACCTGAACCCATTTGCTTTCAGGAACCGGCTGATCCCAAGGAAGACCCAACTCTTGGTGATGAATTCCGAGCTTAATCTCCCACTTCTTAAGACTCATCTTATTAGCAGCGGAAGCAAAATCATACACGTCAGTATACGAAATATTGTACGCTTCGCCAAAGAAAGCATTTCGACTACCGTTAACAATCTTCTGACTCAGATTATAAAGTTCGAGATTGCTGTAACCGAGATATCGAGCATACAGAATATGATTATCATACCTACGACAATTGAAGCCAACTAACTTCATCTTAATAAGTTGTTCGACTTCAGAAGGCGTAGGATTAATCATACGAACGCATGTCGTATCTTCTCCGGCATACTTCCAGTTAATCAGGAACAGATTAGGAAATACCTCAACGTCGAAGAATACGATTCTCTGATCGTCATAATCAATAGACGGATCGCTCTCATAATTCTCAGACTTAAAATGCATCTTGGCTACAAGTCGAACACAATAATCCGCTTGGTGTGAGCTATTGTTAGCGAATGCGAGAACCTTCGGACGCATGTCAGTAAGATCATACTTAAGATCACTCTTGTACGCATCTTCAAGAATCTTATAAATAAAGTCGACACTCGGTTTGGTTCCGGGATGAATCTCCTTATTAAGATTCCTTGTTACTTGCTCTCGAAGTGATCGCTCGCTTTTCACAGCTTTGAAATTAATCACTTTCTCTCCTTTCAAGGGAAGCCCACTAGAAATATGGGCAATGGGAAGATCGTTACATTTGCTCAAACGTCTACGCAACGAACTATTCCCAGTAAAGACTTTGATCTCAATACCCTCAGAATATACTCGACTGAGTTTCTTAGGATCTCCATCATAAATATAATGCAGATGTACTCCAGCACCCCCTTTGCTAAACTCTGCATAAGTCGGAGGCCATTTTGCAGCAGCTTCCAAATTTAAATCTTGGTCCTTATCTCCATCTGAATTCTTCAAATCAAAATCAATAACAATATGATTCTCCGGGACCTTAACATAATGTAACTGGTGAGTGTCAATATCGTTAAGGGTTGTGGAGACCTCAGACCACTTTTCAAGGGGTGTTTCATTAGAAGAGGCATATTGAGCCGGACAATCCTTAAACATGCCATCAAATAGGCTCTCAGAGGCTTCTAGGGCCATTCTAGTAGGCTCTGCTACTTCAATCTCTTCTTCTCCGGCACCGTCATCAAGCTTTTTGATAAGTTCAAACTTATCTTTCAAGAATCCAGAATATATGTTCCAGACTTGCTTGTCGTCAACTCGACCCCTTTCAGAGTAGTTCTCGAAATAATTCTTGAGCTCTTCCCTGAATTTATACTTAGGCATCTTGTATTCGACATTAGCTTCTTGACAATACTCTTTGTAAATATCATAAGCCTGCTTCAAGGTAACACATGGTTGCTGACTAAAGACCAAATATGAATCCTCAACAAAGTTAAAGAACACATCAGTCTTGAACATCATGCTAACCGGACGATATGCATCATAATAATGCTTACCGAGATTCTCGAACACATCTCGACAATGATATGCGATCGCACCAAGCTCGAATCGAATCTGACTCATCAATTCGAAATATCGATTGATTGGAACTTTGTTGCCGCTAGGCGAAATATCAATGAGTCTTCGAATAATACCAGACTTAGCATCTGTAATCTTTACAGGTTTGTTCGTTCCCATAAATAAGAATGCGTTAACTTTAGAAGAATAACTAGATTTATACTTCTCATTCATCAACATGTTCTCATGAGAAACGATCGAATTCAGCAGAGTGTTGTCTTCAATCTTGCTAAGATCGCCATCGTGCTGAACGCCTACTAACGGATTTGACTTAAATGCTTCCGTGGCAAACATATTCCTCGATGATCCAAGAGACTTAGCATCGAAGTTGACACAATATCCTTCAAACAGTTCCTCAATGATTCCTAGGATAGTTGACTTGCCGGCTCCGGCTTCGCCATAAAACACACAGAACTTCTGGATGCTCTTACTTGCTCCGGCAACGATCGATCCGATTGCCCATTCAATTTTCTCGCGCTCGGCAGGTTCATACAAAGTACCAATCAGTTCGTCCCAAGCGCTATAGTCTCCAGCCTCAAGAGGATATGGCAATTTCTTGCTAGCGTAATCCTCTCGCTTAACTTCTTGGTTCGAGAATATCAACTTCGTATCAAGAGGATGATACTGATCCGGAAGAGTCTTAACCCATTGAGTATAGTTCTTCCAACTACTGGATTTGTACGAACTCATGTACTCAACAAAAATATCTGTCTCGAACTTATCCTTAACTTTCTCATAATGACGATCTAGATCATCATCGACAATCCTTTGAATATCCAATTCGTTCTGAGACCACAAACCAGTATTAGGATCCCAGACAGCATAGAACGAATGTCCGCGAGCCATGAAATCCCTATAGCTTCCGATTCGAAAGTCAGGAAATATCTTGAGGCCCTGATTTTTGATCATTGTCTGCCGTATACGATAAAAGTCCAACGGTTCCTCCTTTCAAGAGCTAAAATCTGTTAAAAATGGCTTTGTGATGTTTTTGAGATATTTGGGGCTGGAAACCTTTATATATATATATACTATTTTAAATATTATTTTATAGTAGTATAAGAAAAAGTATCACAAATACGTCCAAATAACCCAATCTACCAGGCAAAACGTTGTGTGATGTTTTTTGTGATATGTGATAAAAATTTCTATCACAAATGGCCTTTTTTGCCCTTTTTCGACCATTCTCACAAAGCCCAAAAATAGCTGTGATAGTCCATGTGATGTTTTTTATCACTCAAAAATATCACATTTTATCACAAAAATTACGGATCAAGGTCTTCTTCGACCCCATATTTCTCAATAAAGTAGGTGTTCATCTGCTTCCAGATCTCAATTTTTCGCTGATCTTCACACCGGCCATCAGTTAAAGGAAACAAACCACCAAAGCCATTTCGGGTGTAAGTGCGGTCAAGCATCCTAATAACAATGTCTTTAACCCTAAAATCCGAGTCGGGATACACCCAATTATCATCACTCAATCCATCTAAACCAAGGTTCTCGAGCATCTCATAAAACCACTGCAACACTCGGTTTCCCTTAGTAGGATTCCACATAATGTCTTCATCAATTCGATACGCCAGCGCAATAAGCATCTCCAAAACAGAACAAGGCGATGAAGAATATAGCCAATCTTCAAAGTCTGCATCTCCATCACAATACAACCTGGCAAAATCCGATCGAAGACTCAGTCCATCTTCCGCTCGATTTACGTCATTATCGATATTCCATACGAACTCCATGTTAAATAAAGTTAGCATGAGCTTAGAAAAGGTGCAGTCCGGATCGTCAGCATGAACCAGACTGCACAAATAAGCAAAATACTCTTGTCGTGCTCGAGCGGTATCAATAAGTCCGCTCATATGAACTCCTAATCGCTAATGCTGACATTCTCTGAGGGATAACGATCGCCATACGAATCCTCGACTTTCGCTACCTCATAATCACTTTCCCGATCATCATTACGTACGTAGATGATATCAGGCTCGTCTTCATTCATCCCAAAGAACTCTTTAAAATGCTCGCCGATAATATCCTTGGGATCCTCAATAGGCTCGTCCTGATCATCAGCCAGGACATCATCACCTGCATAATATGTGAGTGTCACTTTCGAGTACCACTGCTTTTGGTTGAGCATCTCACTGGCAGAAATCGTTCGAGGAAAATCGGAACTTCCTTCAGCTAGAGCTTCCTCATGCATTTGTCGGTCGAACTCCAAAGCGTCTTCATACTCAGAAATATCTTCCTCAGGAACTTCTCGCTCAGCCATATGCTCGTCAAAGTCACAATCATGTACGTCTCGACTCAAAGCATCCATATCAGCCTTAATAGCCTTAGCAGAGTCAACAGAAATGCCCTTCAGAGGCTCTGAGATGCCCCTAGAAGGCCCGTTATCGTCCTCGGAGGTGTTATCATGCGAATAAGACGTATAGTCCTCAAATTCGGGCTCTGAGGCGACCTTCTTCTTATACTCCTCCTCATCAAATTTTTCGCTAGCAATAATCTTATTCAGCTCACTTTGAGCCTTCTGAATACGACCGTTGCTGTATTCACGATACTCACGAATAACATCGTTCGCGTGCTTCTCGAATTTTGCCTTCATTCCGAAATACGTAGCAATTCCGCCTACTGCCACGCCTCCAACAAAACCGAGCAAAGTGCCAACCAAAGGTTTCATGGTTTGCTCCTATACTGTTAAATAAGATTGCTGATAATATCAGAATTTACCTTAATATTCTTAACCTTCTGGTAAGCGTCGAAATACCACTCATCCTTAGACTTATTATAAGTCACCTCATAATACATGCCATCGGGATACGTTGTAGCTATAAGCCACTTCTCGTTTCCGAGAATATAGCAATGTCACACCTCATAAATGTCAACATCCTCAAGATCCTTTAGAGTAGGGTTATAGCTATCATCAAGGTGCTTAATAAAATAATCCCATACAAGATTGGTTGCAATCTGGGCGTTCTTAGAAGCTCCGGCTGTGTGAATGTAATTCATTGTTAATTCTCCTTAGGTTTACAATAATAAAGACCAGGATAGTTGAGAATATCCAACTCTCGTATCCCAGTCCCAGGTGCATTAAAACCTTTTAGATCTCAAATAAGATCGTAGATCATACCGTCAATATTGAAATCCAAGAGGATAGAACGCTCATCACCATTGACGAAAGCACGCTTAGCATAGTCGCTACCGTCGAAAATACCGAAGTCAATATATCCATCTCCGGCCTCCATCGCCGTATTGTCCTTATCCCAAACCCAACCGACAAGCTGACCGGCCTCGGAACGATCGAAACCGAGCGCGTCATATACCTCGTTCAAGAATACATGACCACGGGCCTTGAGCTTATCGTTCATCTGATTCTGGACCATCTTAAGGAAATACATGTTCTGCTCAGGAGACTTATCCCAATTAATATTAGCCTCGTCGAAGAAACGAGCGTACTGAGAATACAGATGATCCGGAGCCTTCTCTACCTTCTTAGTGACAGTCTTGGTCTTACCGTCCTTAGACTTCACCTTATCCTTGACGGTCTCCTCGGTCATGCCATAATAAAACTGGCGATCCTTCTCCTCGCCAAGCTCATCCTTAACGCGAGAACGATAATTATTGAAGCTCTCCTCACAAAGCTTATAAGCAGCCATGACTGCAACATTACGCTTGCGGAGAATATGCTGACCGCCGAGAATAGCTGTAATCGAGAGAGCACCGAGAGTAATAGCAGGACCATAGAGCTTGATAAGCTTTACAGCAGTCTGGGTGCGGTTGACAATCAGATCCTTAGAATAATCCTTGTCAGTATACTCAGCGTCTACCTCAATCTCGCCATTATGGACAGCATTAATGAGATTCGACTTCTTCTTAGCCTCGTCGAGAATATCCTCAACCTTCAAAGTAGCCTTGCAGGCGAGAACCGTCGAACCTACCGTGCCGATAACACCAGCAGCGGTAAGGATCTCCGGACTATACTTCTTCAGAACAAGACCACCTCGTCCAATTGCGAACTTAGCAGTTTGAATAGCATTCGAAAAATTCATGATTTCTCCTTTTATTAATAAGCTTTCTTAAGATTTGCTCGTACTTGCATCACTGTGTCAAGTCGTCTCATTTCAGGACTTCCGTTCAAGATTCGATGCTCTAATTCGTCCTTAACCATCTTGTTAACCAAAGCATACTGCTCAGGCGTCATAGACTTCAAGACTTTGATGATATCACGAGTAGATTTTCCAGATTGTCTTGCTACTTGCATACAGATGCTCCTTTTAAAGAAAGCGTTGTCTTCACAATATTCTTTATGTCTTCCTCAATTAATGGCTGTGCTTCTTTGTAGCTTTCCACGATACACTGTCTTATATCGTTATGAGCGCGCCAATCATCAAGCTTCTCAGAAAAGGTCTTAGTCATGACAATCTCTTTCTCAAAAATAATAGGGAGTAATTACTCCCTATTATTCGACATGTGTCTGTTACTTAACAGTCATCGTGGCTTTTAATAGCTCTTCAAAGATTTCAGGAAAAGTGGTCTTAATATCATTGAGTGCCATTCCGTATCCATAAGGAACACCCAGAGTGTAACCCTTAAAGTAGATGAACAATCCTGTTACACCTAAAAAGGCTCCAATCTTGGCGTACTTAAAGATCTTCTCGCGAAACTCCATATCATCAAGAATCTCTCCGATAGTCTTATCGTTCTGCTTAGCCATGGTAAACTCCTTTCAACTAAATATACCATGTCATTATAGGATGTGATTTTTACGCGTTATCATCAGGCCACTCAATATCATCTCGATCCTCAGGACCCTCAATAGGAGTTCCAACGACCTCCAACTGATACTTGAAATTAGAATAACAAGTTGGACAGAGAATAAAATGGTTGTGAATATACTTGCGATCGTCAACTCCATCGCTGATGGTGATTGTATGAGTATCTTCGCTGGCAAGTCGGCAATTACAAATCGAGCAGATCATGGTATACAGTACTCCTTTATAAGCAAAAATAGAAATTATTTGAGGTCGTCCGGCCATACATAATCCTTATTCGTAAGAATGTCATAGATGGCTTGAACCTTTTTCTGATCATCAAGAGCGTTGATGATCTCTACATCTTTACCCTTTGCTTTTGTTCCGATGACGCAGATTCGACCATTATCCTCGAAAGGTGAGAAGCTTACAAGAAAACAACAACCTTCATTATTCATTGCGTCCACCCGCTCGAAGAATCGTAGAAGCAATAAAGCCCATAAAAAATACAAAACTTGTATAAAGAAATAGGGTAAATAGATTGAAGCTAACCAGCATCTTTGATTTGTCCCTTCTTTTTCATTCTATAGAAAATAGCGATAACTTGGTCGTCAGGCATGAAACGAACTTTCTTCTTCCATCCATCGCCATTATAAGCATCCGCAATTTTCTCGCGCATTTGACTAATATTAAGACTCAAGGTCCTCACCGCCATACCCCCATATATAAGAGCATTAGAATAACGGTTATCTCCAGTTTCGCAACGAACTTAATAATACAGAACAACGCTACGCTAGAGATAACCCCAATTAACAAATAGGCGAGTATGTTTAAGATTCGTTTAAGCCTATCCACCTTTTCCATCCTTAAAATTATAGAGCTTCTACTCGTGGAAGGTTGAGAATATACCCATCACGAACTCGACTAGTGCTCGCCATCCGCATGTCGCTCCAACCCCAATTATTATCAGTAGGATCGCTATCAATACCCACGAGAGAATATAGATCAGCAAGAGTAGCACAACCATAACGATCGCACAGATCACAAAGTCGATCAATTACCTGTTCTGCCTCCAAACGACTGTTTAGAACAATATCATCATTATTGAGCTTCAAAGTAGCCGAGCGCCTTGATCGGTTTGTCGGACGAGAATCTCGATTAGAAGTGTTGGAGTATGATCCATAGCTAACATAGGATCGACCTCGATCTCGAGAAATATTACGGGTATTAGGACGACGCTCACCATATAGAGCCATGTCCAAAGAACCCTTGATCATATCACTAACAGTATCCTTAAACGCTGGGACAAGCACATCGTAGAGAATATAATCAACAATACTATCGGATTCTGATTCCTCTCCGATGAAAGCTTCCTTGAATTTGCGCGCAATACTCTTCTTACGCTTAACAGCAGGCTGACTGACAATCGGCTTAAGGTTTTTCTCCTCTTGCTCAGCCTTCAACTGCTTACTCTTGTTGGAATTACCTGGGAAATTCGGAATCTCTGCCATTGGTTTGGTCCTTTCTAAAAGGCGAAAACATCAGAAATATTCAATGCCTCGAAGGCATTTTGGTATTTAACATTTGCTTTCTCGATTTCAGCGCAACGTCTAGCCATTAGAGCTTCTGCGATAAGTTTCTTTGCTCGTTCGGGATTATCGTTTTTCAACCATACAGTTCGGCATTGAAGAACTTCTCCTTCGTTATCCGACATCTTCCAAACTTTAGATCCTCTTAATGCCATATGCTTGTCGTTAGGATCATCATCTAAAGGACACGCAAATGTCGAACCATCATAAGAACGAAACTTAGTTAGTTGGATTTCTCCTAATTCATAGAATTTTTTGTTCAGAAGCATATAACCGTACATGATTTAATCCTTTCGAGAAAATGAAAAAAAATAATAGGAGCTAATTAGCTCCTATTATTCTGTGTTAGTGCTCTTTTACTTTTTTACCAAAGAACTTGGTGAAATCGGCGTGCTCGTAGAAATACTTAATCGATCGAATCTGATCATAAGCCTCATCCATGCATTTACCACCAACAATCGAACCAATCAAAGTAGCTCCGATCAGCATAGAACTCTTCTTAAATACTGATGCAGTAGCTGGAATGAATGCCTCGATAATTGTAGCAGCAGTCTGATAGCCAGCGATCGATCCAACGATGCTTCCTACAGTCTCGATAATTTTCCAGTTCATAATAGTTCTCCTTTCAAGAGAATAACACCTTCATTATAGGGCGTTTAATTCTCGCGAGAGTAGTTCAATTCGATCTTCCAAAGCTGAAATATTTTTATCGAAATGTACTAGGTCTTCTTCCGAATACCAGTACTCGTCTCGAGCTTTTGTCAACGTGTCCAATGCATCTTGATATATGTTTATTAGTGAGTGGAGTTCAAAATCCGAAAGCTTAATCATGGTGGCGACTTACCTTTCAAGAGAAAAATAGAGACGCTAAGTTTTCTTAGCGTCTCTAAAGACATGTGCGAATTGCTAGATCGCAGCTTTCACAGCTTCTTCTGTAACTTCGGGAAGGACTTCCTTAGCAGCCTCAGCGACCTCGGAAACTTGCTTTCCCTTTCCCGAGCAGATTGCCCAAGCCACCAGAGCAACACCAGCGATGCCTGCTCCGGCGACAAGAACAACCTTAGCGGGGAACGGAATATCAAACTTCTTATCAGTCTTCTCCTCGACTACCTCGTCAGCTTCAACCTGAACGTTCTTCTCGTCAGCCATGGTAAACTCCTTTCAACTAAATATACCATGTCATTATAGGATGTTATTTTTTCGCGAAATTGACTAGTCTTCTGGCGGATATTGAAGGCTGTATGATGTACACAGGATAGCCATTTTAGTATGATATTCCTCGGTCAATTGCCATCTCTTTTGGACGTAGTCTTTTCTGATCATATCTCCAAATGCGTTCTTAGCCAACTCAGGATCGTCTTCTTCCAACCACAAAGTGTTGTTGTAGATAGTATTCGGACGACCGGATACAAAAACCTTTTCTGGTCCAAGACGTCCTTGCAAAGTTGCTACATATACCTTAGTATCAAGCATGTTCACAGTTAAAGTATCAAAATATCCGCCGTTTACGAATTTTCCGTCAACCAGAAGATAGCAATACATAAGAACCTCACAAAGAAAAAAAAAGAGATACTAAGAATTCTTAGTATCTCTTTCTGGGCTAAATCGATTTACAGTTTCTCAATCCACCACATGATACTATCATCATTTCCAGCTTCTTTGAGCAGTCCCTCGATAGCTTCCTTTGCTACAGGAGCCGGTTGAATCGCGCAAGCTCCGCCCTTACTAGGCATATCACCGGCCGCGTTCCACCATCCAGTCAACGTCTCTACTGCCTTAGCTTGATTCTTTCCGCTAACTTTTAGAACAGCATGACTGACATCCTGGCAGATCGGTCCAAAGTGATGCCTATACATAGCATAAGCGCCAATTCCAATACCAACTCCCAAGCAAATAAGCTCAGTTTTGTGCTCGTCGAAGAAATGCATAATATCCTGCTTCTTCATGAGGGCTCTCCTTTCAATAGCTTTAACCCTTCATTATAGGATGTTTAAAATTCGCGACGGAAATCCGGAGAAGGAAGGGTATAATAATCAATAGCTAAACAGGGTTTTCCATTCGGAGCAACTAGAGACTTAATATCAATATCTAACAGTTTGCTAATGCTCCAACCTACAAGATGGCCGTCTTTTACTTGATTCTCGCCAACCGTAAGGAGCCATTCGTTCTTATCAGCATACATGTCTCCGATAAGAACCTTGTTAAAATCATTTACGGCAGCTCTGATCTTTTCTTTATCACTCCAAAAATATTGACCAGTGATCGTGTCATAACAAAGCTCCGTTCCAGTGCTATATGTTGGAATCACAACGTCCGTAGAAGAATCAAGTTGATCTTGTGCAATTGCTTCTCGGATCTCTTCGTTCTTATCAGCTCCAAGAATATCAATGACTTTCTGCTCGTATGTATTAAGAGCTTTCTCAGTCATAGAATATGCACTGCTAAGCGCTGCAGTTCGAAGAGCACTTACTCGATTTGATCCGATAAAGCATGCAATTGTGAAGGCTCCCATTACGGCTGCAGGAATATAGCACTTCCATGTTGCCTTTACGGTGTCGCGGACTCCCAAAAATTCAAGCTTATGGCTAATAACGGGTTCTCCTCCCCCCATGCCATATAGCATTTCATCGTGATCACAGTGTGCCTTATCCAAATACGCATCATCGATAAGATCAAGTGCTTTAGGGGTTGCTCGTACTGCAAATACAACAGTCGATCCGATTCCAATAATTCCGAGTCCTGTTAGAATTGCTGGGGAATGTTTCTCCATGCCACTCCTAATAACGTCAAAGTTTACCATACCGTTCTCCTTTCAAGAGAAAAAATAAAGAGGTCAAGATTTTTCTTGACCCCTATTTGACTAGATTAATTTTTCTCGTCTGATGTATCCCACATTATGTCACGACACGTATACCATCCTTTATCATATCCTTCGTAAAATCCAAGTCGGTACTGTTCCTTCATTTTGTCGTCAATAACTCCTTTGATGTACCAAAATGCGAAAGTAATACCAATTGAAATAACAAGAATGAATTCCCAAAAGTATTGATCTGACACAGACATGTACATAATAGACTCCTTTCATTGTCCAGTCTATTATAGCCTGTACTATTTCTGCGAATACGACTCAAACTCAGAAGGAAGAAGTACGTCAAGTTTGTGAATCTTGATAATCGTAGCTAATCTCTTCTCATCGATAGGAGTCGTAATGCCGCCATTACGAGCAGATCCCCAATAACGTCCGTCCTTATAACCGATGGTCATCTTTGGATCGCTAATATGACAAAGACTACCGATAACTTCTTTGTCTGAATAGCTTTTGTATAACGGTTCGAAAGTAATATTACATTTTGTTTCTTGCATCGTCTCTCCTACGTTTTACTTCTTGTAAATATAGCTCATAGTAATATAGGCTTGCTTCTTTGGTAGTTCTTCCCGATTCTAGATTATAGACGGTTTGCCTGGTAACACCCATATCGGCTGCACAGACTCGCGGACTTAACCCAAGACTAAGCCTTAGTTTTCTTAGATCTCTTGGGTTCATTCTTGTGTCCGTCTTCTGTGTAATTTACTGGCTTTCGACTATCTTCTTTAACCGGGTTATGCAAACATTCGTTACATGGGTCTTCCCATTCGTCTACATCTGAATACTTACAAGTCTCGCAGTATTTGTTAAATTCTACTATATGCATCATGAGTTATTCCTTAGAAACTTGAAAAACAACCAAACAAGCCATAGACCTCCAGTGATAACAGTCATAATCATATCAAAGCAGAAGTGTAAAAATGTGTATCGTTTCATGGCGTTACCTTTACTTAGCAGTCACTACAACATGGTGGACAAACATCGATGGATCGAAAAGTAAACCGTAGATTAGAATTCCAAGCAGTACAATAATGAGCAGAGCAGCAAGAATCCCAATGGCCCATAGCAAAACTTCACCAATCATCTCCAGGATATCCCGGATCATATAGCGCTTCATATGATTAGTCTCCATTCTTTGAAGAAAATACGCTACGAAGCAGAGCCATGATAAGCCAAATTGCCGTGACAACGTAAATGTTAAACTCGATCGCAACGCCGGCCATATTTAGTAACCAGACAATGCCCCAAAGAATACCGACAGTAATACCCCAAGAGAATGCCCAGCCGATTATCAAACCGGCAATAATGACAATAATTGCAAGCATTAAAAACCTTTCTACTTAGAATCCTTGATCTTAGCCTCAGAGACAAGTTTTGTTGATATAGCGGTTCACGGCAGAGGTCGATCCGAGAATTCGCTTCATAATCGCGTACATGATAGCCAGATTCTTGTTATCAGGATCGTCCATCTTACGCTTTACGACTGTCTTCTTGCCGTCTTCCCAGAACACGATAGTCGCTGGTCCGTTAAAGATAACATGGTCAACATCAGGTGGATTTTTGCCATAAGCGGTCCTATAAAAATTAGCAAAACCGTTTGACAAATTTTCCATCAGCTTGTCCATTTTAGCGACGGCCATTAAAAATCACTCTCCTTCAATTTATAGTAGTCTTTAATGGTTTTGCATTTGGCTAGCATTTGATCCATCCTAGAATACCAATGACGCTTCTTGAGATCCTCTTCACCGTTCTTCTCCTTATAACGAGTCTGGTATTTAATAATATTGCCCTGGCAGAACTGTCGAGCACCATCAATTCCGAGAGATTCGACAATAATATCAAAAGACTCGAACGGTCCGACCATCTCGTAATGATTCGGATGGTTTACTGGATCAGAACTAGATTCGCAAGAATTCGGCTCATCAAAGCCCTCATCTACAATATTCCCGACAAACTTGAAAGTCTGATCTCCACATTTAATCGTTGAAGGTTTCGGGCGAACGCCTTCGAGAATATAAGTTCGCTCTATAACTTCCGGATTGATGTTAGAGCTATAAGTCTTTATGCATCTAAAAAACATCTCGAATTCTGGACAAGGTTTAACGTTTGTGATTATAAAATAATCAGTAATGTCTTGAAGGTCCTTATGCGTAGCAATCGTAAAACGTTTTTCACGATCATCGAACCACATAACAAATGCGTCTTTGAAGAACGTATTTTCTATAAATTCTGCTAATTTCTTTCCGCAATCGTCCATTCGAAGGGAGTTATAAATAGCCTTTCTCCCCCAATACATAAAATACGGCTCATCGTCTTTAACGTCAGTGATTGTATAAGTAACCTTGAAATTATTATACTTTTTATCGATTACCTCTACACGCTTCACCGCTTCTATTTTCTTTGTCGGTAGCGTTATTCCATAATGTTCAAAATCTAAATCAAGTCTATAGGTTATTCGCTCGACCCCTTCACTTAGCCTTTCATACTTGGTACCGTTTACTTGGTATTTATATTCTGGATTATGCACTGTTAAACTGAAAGTATTTTCTTCGTGATCCGATACTATCCGAATTAGCTGTCCAAAGTTTTCACGATAATAATCTATAGCTGCGTTCTTAATAAATGTGAATAATAGTAGATTTTGCATAATGATTCCTTTCTAGCAATACAAATTCCTTGGAGAATAATCTCGACGTTCGACCCATTTTCCGTTATAGTACTTGAAATTCTTTGCATGAGTAATATCTGTTGTCTCATGACATTCTTTGTGAAAACAATCTTTACAAGCCATTCCGTCACATTCGTATAGAATATGAGGCTTTTCTGTACAATCAGTGATTTCTCCGATATACAGATAATGATCAGTTTTATTCGGCATCAAATCGTCAGCATAGCAATACGCATAATCCTGACAAACTTGAAATATAAAAGTTCGATTTGCTCCACCGTCGTTCACAACAACGTGTACCAAAGTTAGACGTGGCACACGACCGTTATATGTGATTGAAAATTCCCTCGAGTCACAATCAAACGGATGAATCTCAAAAGCGCAATCGTTATTACTATAGACATTTGAAATTTTATCTATACATTCGTCAATGATATGCTTTTCCGGCAGATTACTCATTTTTATTCTCCTCAATCCGTGCGATCATCTTGTCCAAACGCTCGATAATAACGTCGTAATCCATGAGGGAATTAGGAACATCATAATGAGCTGCCTGCAAAAGAAATACGCAAGTTATAACGTCCATTATTTCATTATTAAGAGCTACTTCGCAGTTTTTAATGTTGTATTTGTTTTTATCGGCCGGATAAACTTTATCATTGCAAGACTCTGATACTCGAATAAGCTTCATAGCTGCTTTAGTTACTTCTGAAGCCTCTTCTGCTAATAACTCCAAGCAACCTCTTGGGTTGATATGTTCGTGTAATTTACGAACTCTACATTGAATATTAGAATACTCGATAATACCCATTAGAACTCCTTTAACCTGTGGTCGTTTATGCTGTATATCCTTTATCATTGAGCGGCTGAGCATCTGGATCAAGTTCTACCATTGCGTCGTGAAATCCAGCGTCATAGCCTTGCTTATAGGCATCTTCTTTAAGCTTCTGTATTTCGTCGTATCTAAAAAGGGATTGCATTAGTCGATCTTTTACGTCATTGGTTAAGTTTCTTTGCTTTTCGGGAGTCAGTTTCTCTGTTTGATATTTGTGGATTTGCATAGTATCCAACACTACCAAACTGGCGATCAGAGTTAGTTCGTTATCGAAATCATCAGTGTTTCTTACGGTTACTCCGATTTTACTTTTCAGAGAGCGCATCTTTATAAACCACCTTTGCCTCTGGCATCTGTTCGCCTGTAAGAATTGCACGAGCTATCGGATCTACTAGTGATGAGCCGAATGTCGCACGAATGTGTGCTCGAAAAAGATCATCACGATCTTTTTTTTTTATCTATGATAAGTTCTGAGTACGGCAGTGTCTTAATCCAATCACAGAAATCGTGCCACTCATCGAGCTTATGGTTCTTACGAGACTTGTAAATATTTGAAAGAACCTCGTAGTTCAGCATTACCGTGCGCTTCTGATTATAGGAGCTAGGCAGAAGCTGAATCATTTGCCACCACATGAGTTTGTCTTTTGAATTCAAATATGCTTCTCGAGAATCATTAAGGCCATGTATGGTATGCTTCAAAATTTCGAGCATAGGTTCTTGCAAATGCTCATGACTAAAATCTTCAATAGTGAACTCTTTATCGTGAATCTTATGCATCGTACTGCAAGAATTTGCTACCGTGCCTACCTTGTAGGTATCGAATTCTTTCCACCAATATAGTGGAGCAGTGATATCACAAGACACGGCGATCATACGCATAAACTTACGATGATCGCTACCAGCAGCACAAAGACGATGCATAAGATCTAGATCATTATCGCCTATAACGAAACCGTCATGTTCCAGATTATAGGCGCAATTGTTTCTATTTTCATTGCATGAATGGCAAGCAACTTCTTTATAGCAAATACCACTATCACTCTTATCCCAAGAATTCATTGGGTTGCGCATACCTCGAATAGCTGCTTCCCATCCGTAAGTTTCAGTTTCTTCAATCTTAATCATATTACCTCTCCTACAAAAGAAATTCTGGTTCTGGCAGATCGAGTGTCCAAACGGATTTTACATGATGAGCATCTCGTTTAATAGACATTTTAAAGTTATCTGTAGTTAGTTCAAATGACCAAAAAGATCCAAAATCTGAATTATAAGAATCCAAGTCGCAATATTCTTTAAAGTCTAATGTCATAACACGACCATACTCAAATAGTGTATCATTCCACCATTGAATCAATTTATTTACATATTGATCGCTAGAAAGTTCCAAACGATATTTATCATTGGTATCCATTATTTATCAACCTCTTTTAAATCATTTATAGTTATACCGTAGTTCTTCATCTCAATACGAATTTCTTCGATTTTCTGCTGTTTAAGTTCGCGAATGAATGTATTAATCAGATCCTCGCCATCTGTCAGTGTCCAGTAACCTATAACTTTATCGTTATAATCTACCTGATATATGCGTTTGGTGCACATTGGTATACTTCGTTTAATTGCTCCAAGTAGTTGTGGTTTTCTCAACATAACCAAATGGGTGATATGTTGAATATCTACGCTCAACTACTGTGGTATTACTAAACTTTGCCTCAAAGAATTTACATCCGTTTGGACAAGTACAAACCAAAGGAGCATTACCCCTAGTTCGATCGCTCATCATCCAAGCTCGACAGATGTCTCCGTGAACGCATGTTGGCATGTTCGTACCTCCACTCATCAATAAATTCGATAATTACATGACACATAAAAGAAAGGATCATGATTGCAATAGCTGCAAGTATCACAGTTATACTGATACAACATATCAGGTTAAGGATAATTGTTAGTTCTTTCAATTATAGTCTCCTTTTAATCAGTCAGTTTACGATTTTTGAATTTATCTTCCATTTTGCGATAACGATCTTCTTCGGCTTTATTTCGTTTCCATGTTTTATAATTGCAAACGACAATTTGTATCAGAATATACGTTACTAAAAATAAGGCTAAAAAACATTCAATTATTATAATAACTAGAAAAGCATCAATTATTTTGTTCTCCATTATTTGTAGACTCTTTCTCTAGAATATAGATGACCGTATCTGGCCAATCCTCATCGGACAATAAATCTGATTTGAAAACGATCCAACCATCGTCAAGACGCTCTCTAAGATAGTCGGCGTTTACCAGTTTATTGTTATCCCAAAACACCCATACTGCTTGATGCTCGATCATGCTTCAACCTCTTTCTCTAGAATATAGACATTGGAGACTGCCTTGCCCTCATGGTTGTACAGATGGTCCATCCGTTTGACGAACCAGCCTTCACGTAATGCTTTGACGAGATCGTCGTATCCCCAACATCCGTTGCCGCTGTAATGTATCTTTACCGCACGCTGCTTAGTCTTCATCTTCAAACTCCCACATCAGATAGTTATACCAAGGATCTTCGCTGTCGAACATGTTTCCATAGCAATTATTTTTATTTGTAAATATGTGTGAATGTTCGTAATTATAAAGTCGTACATAAACAGAATCGACCATAAGGCGTTTTCCAAGTCGATTTAGGAATTTGTTCAGTTCTTTGAATGTGTCTTTATAATGACGATCCCTCAGATTGCCATCGAGAACGAGAAAGTATCGACTTTGAGTTCTGAAATCTTCTACTCGATTATAAAACTCGTCGAAATTTTGCCACGAATCATGTCCAGCAGTTTGAATCGTATAAATATTCATAGACTTTTCTGAACCAGTAACTTTTGGAAGATGATCAATTACAGTCTGTAGAATATAATTCTTCTCAGCTTGGGTTCGTCCAGGAACGTCCAATTCAATCAAACCTTGAACATAAGTCCAGCTACTCATCCCATAGATCCTTCCGCTTACGAGCTACGTCGTCCATCTGTGTGCATAATTGTCGCATATAGTCGGAAATTCCGGCTAGTTCATATCCGTTTAGCGTCGAATCCTCCATAATTATCTCGAAGGTTTGTTGCAAAATATCAACGTATCTAGCTGATTCATTTGTTGCACTGGAGGAAATTTTTACAGTATATTCCATTACAAACCTTCTTCCTTAACCGTATCGTTAATAATTTTGTCAGCCAAACCCATAGAATTAGCAATAGCGAATGCTCGTCCGGGTTCCAATGCGATAGCCCCGTCCTTAAGTGGAATTTCCGCAAACCATTGCTGCTCCTTTACTGCATAAATAAGAGTTACAGACCGTACTTCAGCAGAATTATCGGAGACCTTGTAGTTATTCAATATGATTCTAATACCGGAAAGATGTCCTGCATTATCATAAACTCGGACAACCGAATAGTCAGAATGATTCATGCTAATGTCCACCCTCAGCCTCCTTACGAGATTCAATCTCATCAAGCAATTCTGCGGCGTCATCTATCGTCATATCTTCATAGACCTGGGACTTTCTACGAATGCCGTTCGCACCATCAATATGGTATACGAGTCTTACGTCATTTATAAGAGATTCGTATGTGGCTTTTAGATGCGCAAGTCGAGGTTTGATTTCATTAATGCGTTTAGACACTTCGACTTTTTTATCCGTTCGCTCGTCATGAATCGACATGTATTGCATATAATCATAATACACGTTTTCCAAACTCCAATATTGTTTATTGAGATTTTCTAGTTCTGCCTCATAGCTCTTGATAATGGCTTTAAACTCACTCGGTTTAATATCGATCTTCATGGTTAGCTCTCCTTTTGATTAGACGTTAACTTTTTAAGCAGTTCTTCTTCGGTATAGTCGGGTACTGGTTCTTTAACGTTATTAATGCCGTAAATAGCATTAAGCGCGTTCATATAGGCACTACGCTTTTCGAATAGTATGAGGAAATACATAAGCCTAGATTGAACTTCCATCCATTGGGTGTCTAGAACTTCTAATCTATCTTCATAATGTTCGTCTAAAAACTTATTGTTCTTTAGTTCATCTTTGAGTTCTTCGCGTTTCTTGTCAAGTTCAGATTTTTCGAGTTTGTATCCGGCAATGATTCGTTCAATATCGTGAAGGGTTAGATCAATTTTCATGGTTATCTCCTTTCAAAGAAAAAGAGAAGAGCTTATATTTCTATAAACTCTTCTCCATGACAAACTAAAGAATGTCAAGTTCGGTTTGTAACTCGCCGATGCGAATCTTATACCCATCTAGCATGTTCTTGTAACGTTTGCGTTGAGTGTTGAACAGATCGTCATCAAGAAGATTGATACAATCTCTCTCGAATTCGGTCATACGATTCTCAATGTCAAACTTAAGATTGGTGTAATGATCAATGAGAATAAGAATCTCGTCTCGTGTAAGTTCCATTACGACTCCTTTCAAAAGTCTTTATATGTCATTATACGATGTATTTTTTCTGCGAGGTATTACTCGTTGTGGGCGTAGTGGATCAATATAAACTCCTCGTGAACAGTTACTACACCAGAAGCTTTGATCATACATATCTAATATAGTAGCCAAGGCTATCGCTTTACCACATAAGGGACAACGAACCAACCATAGACGCTCTTCGTCATTCATTATTGCTCCTTAATACAAAGAATCAATACTATAACGTCCGTAGTCCATAACGGGGATCGGATCAGGAGGAAGGGCTTCGTTTGCCGTAGACCATACAACCCTAGCAGTTTCTTCATCATAGTCTACGGACTAGACTTCGAACATTCGACCCTTGAACCGTCCTCGATTAGCTGCGACCAAATCTCCAGGCTGCAATTCGCAAAAGCTGTAGTAATCCATTTTAGATCATCCTTGGTTCCTAATATCATTAATAATCTTAAGTTCTTTATTCATATATCGCCAAGCTTCCGAAGTGTCTTTTAGCGAATCTGCCGTATAATCTAGCAAAAATGGCAACGCTTCTTTCTTTAGATCATGCTTTTTTACAAGAATATCTACTTTCTTTGGGTTAATCGGCTCGTTATGCTTGTCAATTCCAAACCATTCATTTCTCTCTAGATAATAGTAAATGCTAGATCCGTTTAGAAACTCGAATTGAATAAATGCTTGATTCTTTGGGATCGGGAAGTGTTAAAGCATAATATCCGCATTCGTCAAGCTTAAAGTAATCCATAGTTAACGGATTGAACCACTCTAAATAACGGTCATAGGGAAGTTGGATAGAAAGCAGACCTTCTAGATCAGCCACCATTACTCGTCCTTTGTGGGTTAATTTCGAATTCCACCAATCGATAAGAAATTTGGCATCATAATAGGTAAATAAAAGCTTGTCGTTCATGGTTACTCCTTACAAGTGTCTAATTATCCGTGTGAATTAAGGTCTAAATCATTCGATTCCTTTCAATAGCTTTTTTAATTCTGCAACGGTCCCGTCTCCACAACACCTAAATTGCTTAATTTCTTCAGGGCGTTGAATGTTTAACTTGTCTAAGAGTTGTTGTAGAGTAAGATTGTCGTACTCTCGTTTAACACTATTATACCATTTGTCATACTCTTCTGATCGTGCTTTACTACTTGCTGATTTGTAGACAGGATCTCTTTCTTTTTTTTTTTTGTTCAAAAAAGCGAATAACAACTGTTGATACAGCCTTGACCGAACTTTTATTTTTGTACCTTCCAAATCCTTCATTAACATAGTGATACTCCTTTCAATAGTTGTAAAATATTTTTACAAAAAAGCAAATGGTGAGATAATACTACTTACCAGAGTCTATGATTCAACCATCTGAAAAATATAAAGAAGGATATAGCACAAGCATAATGCTACGTTTAAGATAATCTCAACTTCCTAATCAATTATCTCCTTCTATTATACCGTGTGATATTTTCGCGAATAATAAAAAAAAAAGAAAGAGTTGCTAATTACACCTTCCGCTAGCAATAACGGCGCTCGTTTTAATACCGGATACCTACCAAAATGGCGTGGCATTTTATCTCTCCTTCTATTATACCGTGTGAAAATTTCGCGAGCGATAAAAAAAAAAAAGAAGGACGTAGATCTAAGTCAGATTTTGCTCTGATTCGATCTTACATTTAAGATAGTTCGCCTATCTCCTTCTATTATACCGTGTGAAATTCTCGCGAGCAAAAAAGGATATGGCGTATAATCTACGCGGCATATCCTTTTCAGGAGTCGTTCTAATAAATACTAAAAATACTTCAACTAGAATTTCGGAATAAACATCGGTGCTTTACCAGTCAAAGCGATCTCGTCTTCAATCTTCTTGATAGCTACGATGCAAAGTAACGAACCGCCGATCTTGACGAATTCCTTAGCGATGCCGGAGAAATCAAAGTCCAGCTTAAACTTCTGGTTACTCTTGATCCTCTCGAGCTTCTCTAAGTTATCCAACATTTTCGTATACTTGTCCGTATCACTATGCTCGTAAGCCATCTCTTCATAAACCGAATTGATCTCGTCGTCCAACGGATTAGCAAAGAACGTCTTAATACCATTAATTGCTTCGGTGAAAATATCCATTTTGCATCCTTTCAAGATATGACTCCTCATTATAGCATGTGTTAATTCTGCGTCTTATTGACCGTCACTACGAACTTATCGTTCTTAGCCAACGAGGGGAGATCCTCATGCAGAACGAGCTGATACTTGTCCTCATCATCTTCGTTCTTAGACTCGTCGACGGTAAGCTCACCCTGACCAGTATAATTGTTCGAAGAAATATGAAGGATAGTACCGAGGAAGGTTACTACAGCAGTAATAACACCAGCCACAACATCAGGATAAGGTAGACCAGGAAGTCCACCCTGGACCAGAACGCCGCTAATGGCCAGATACAGAGTAGCAATAGCAGGAAGAACAATGTTAGTAACATACTTAGCAACCTTATATGTCTTGTCGTCAAGAACCATGTTTTTTCTCCTTAAGAATTCCTAATAGGAAGTTTCTTTAACTCATTGGCTACTTTACTACCCGATCCGTTTCCACCGTTTTCCACGTATGGCTCATACAGATATGTAAAGAAATTTTCATACTCGTCCTTGGTAATATAACCTCGTTCGATATAGGTCATGCCGAGAGTGATAATACGATCATGGGCAAGTCCAATAAGTAGTTTCTTCTGCGCCTCTCGATTTTGAGTAGCAATCTCTTCGCGAGCACGCTTTTCCTCTTCCCTCTGGTCCATGCGCTTCATAATAACGCTCCAGAACCCAGAAGATGCAATAATAGCACACGCAATAGTAACAACACACTGAGTTAAGTCCATCCCTGTTGCTACCTCCCTATTAGCTTTAATGTCTGTAAAATATAAACTCCATAGTCAGCTACAAAATTGCATAGCCATTCTTCAGCTTCCACCCAGTACCGCGGATGGACCATTTGATGAATATCATCAAGTAAATGGAAGCTAAATATGATACAATGACCGATCTCGTGAATCAGTACCTTGGTTAGAAATTCTCCAGAGATTTGGTTTGATATATAAACTGTCATTGTCTCTAGATCAGTCACAGCGACTGTGGTTTTACCAGTACGATCCACGAGAATCGGATCATTGTAATCAACATATTGGATACGCCAAATATCATCACCTAATTTGAACGTATCCATCTTTAGGCTAAGACATCTCGTTAACCAAAGAAGTTAGCTGAGACTTCATTTGCTGACGAAGCGTCGGATCTGCACTATTCCAAATCTAGTCCGAGAATATGAACTAACTGAGTTTACGAGGTAACGTCAGAATTACTCGTATTTTCAGCTTCGAGATTTAGTCGCCAAATGAGCTCAGCAAGATTTTTATTGATTGCCTCAAGAACGTATGAAGAAGTCGGAGGGTCGAATGTAATACGAGTCTTCTGTGACAAATATGTTGCCACGGCTCCTACGTTCTTAAACCCTCCGATGAAGTCCTCAAATGTCTGAGAGGAATCAGTAACCGTAAACCCATCAGACGGACCAATCCCATTTTGAGTGAGATCAAGGATGGCAGCGTTTAGAAAAACCAGAATATCCTGATCGAATGCATCGTAGTCTGAACCCAGACCACAAGTCTTCTTAACTGTATCCAAGATGCTTGCTGTTTTGTCAAACGGCATATTTACCATCCTTTGCTCGATAAATATTAGTGAGGGATGTTGAAGAAGTTAGCAGCCTGCTTGGTTGCTTCCTCAGGAGTGATCCCCATAGTGTTGCAGAGGTTCCTTGCAATCTCCTCGCCCTTCTGAGCATCGCCGCTCTTGACGACATTCAGCATTGCCTGGGCCTGAGGGTTGTTTGCGATATTAGGATTTGACTGTGCTATGTTAAGAATAGCATTAAGCGGACTTAGCATTGTTATCACCCTTCCTCATTACCTTATCAGGCTTAGTGAAAAGATCCTCAATCTGATCAAGACGTTCGTCCATATGAGACATTACATCATCGAGAGTGACTGTAGGATTGTCGTCCTTAGCATTCGCAGGAAGATACTCAAGAGTCTGAATCAGACCGTTTGGTGTCCACTGCTTTGCGATGATCTTGGAGAAGTCCTGAAGCGGGAAAAGAGCAATTGTTCCATCCATCGGTACATCATTCGGAGTAATCTGACTCTCATTTTGAACGATCTTACCGAAAATGGTCTGCTTTGGAGCGGGCGTTACATATGGCAGAGTGACATTCTGGTTGCCCGGCAACCAAGTCTGTGGTGTAGTTGGTTGCTGACCTGGAATCTGGCCAATATATGGGTTGTACGTCTGCGACATGAGAAACTCCTTTCAACGTTTTCTCAAATAAAGTAAGAGGGCATCATAGGGACAATTCTGGATTTAATAATGGAAGGACAGAAGAACAGAATTAAATCGAAGAACACCTACGATGTCTTGAACTAACGAATTGCCCCCAGGATACCCTCTTACTTTGAACTACTAAGAAATTTTCTTGTACTTAGTAGGATTTGAACCGTCGCCCTTCGAGATGATAATTGTATCGTCCGAAGAATCTTGGTTCGATGGTTGCTCAGGTTTGGCTGTAGGTTGCTGGGGAGTCTGAGCAGGCTTTACTCCAGCATAGGCATCCCAGGCGTTTGCGTCTCCATAAAAGAGATCAGCATCAAGATTGCCATTATAGCCGTTTAGTCGACCGTCAGAGCAGAATTGCCACATGCAAACAAGTCCGTCTACATCAGGACAATCCCACGATTCGGCCATTTTGAAAGTTGGGTGAGATACTGCTGGATACGAAGCGACCCATCGTCCGCATTCCTTATCCACGCCACCTTGATTGAATCGCCAAGGATTTGCATAGATGATCGGGGAGACCCCCCAGCGGCTACGGACGACTTTGACCCACTCGTTAACCCAGGCGACTGATTGCTTCTCTTCCCAGTCAAGAACCGGGATGGCATCCCCCTTGTAGCCGATACAGTTATCGCAGAAGTAGTTTGCCTCTGCGGTAGCGTTACCAGCCTTAGCGTAATGGTATACGCCTCTGAGGATGCCTGCTTGCTTCGCCTGTTGGAAGTGTGGATCGCAGTAGGGATTTACGTAATTCGTACCCTCAGTACCTTTAATCACGACGAAATCAATCTGGCCTTTGACCGTAGTAAGGTTCAGACCGGACTGATATGACGCGATATCAATACCGTGAAGCATGATTTACTCCCATTTTGATTTAGGATTGGGTGATCTGAGTCCAAGCAGATTCAGAACCAAAGACACCAGGCTCGTAGGTATTGGAGTCTATGGTAGACTCATAAATATTACCGTACTTGCTTACTCGGTCACCTTTGTTGTAGATATTCCCATTCTCCCACTCTGGAGCCGTCTCGCCAGAAGAGGAAGGAAGTACCTTAACCCAATTCTGGGGACTGTCGATCGGTGACGTGGTAGAAGTCGAGGTATGAGTCTCCAGAGCCTTATACAAAGTGCCGTTATATAGAACTCGAGTACCTACAGGATATACCACCGAATTACCGGTCCACTCGGGATAGAGGGCGGGTACCTTCAGAGCCTCATCGTCAGACAATTTCTCAGCCTGCATCATAGCAAGCGTGATAGCAGCATCCTGAGGAGTACCAGCATTGGGTACAACATCCCAAACCTGGGTAATAGAACTGCCGTTGTCTCGGAATCGAGACTCAGCATGGTAACCTGTCGGAATATTCGTAGGCGGATCGACCTCTATAATAGGACGACCGGTAGATAAATCCGGCGTAAGGATTACCATATCATTTACAAGATTGCCGTAAAACATTTTTCACCTTCTTATTTGTGTTTATACTGGAGTTTCAAGATTATGGAACATAATGAAATTTACTCGTACCAGACCAGACATGCTTCTATCCGTAACACACCATAAACTTTTATGCGAGTTTACATAAGAAACGCCTTCAATGTGTACACTATTGGCGTCGCTATCACCATTATTTACGAGAAGAATTGTTCTATCTACAGAATATTCAATCCCAAACTTCGATTTTATGTAATCTAGCGACATAAACTCAAATGAGTTTCCTCCTGGCGCATTAAGTACTCTTGTGCCGGAAACAATTTTTAAATTGTTTAAAATGATCGGACTTCCATTAAGTTTTACACTATCCGCTACGAGATTAATACTCCCCCGTGCGACATTGCCTCTCGAATCTGTGCCCTGCGTACTTAGAGTCAACTCACCTTGACCGGTTGAAGACGTACTACCGTGAATCTGAGCCATCGACTCCTGTTGGTTATTTGTCGTATCGGCAGCGATAAGAAAATCTGGATTGCCAGAACCACCGAGCTGTAACCCAGCAGTTTTCGGAGCAGCACTTAGAATGCCGACCGACTTTCCTCTGTTTGCAACTTCCATAGGTAGAACTCCTGTCGTAATGGATCGAGCGATGGTTGCTGTTCCGTCCTTAGTATCTGTCAAAGTACACTCAATGTAATATGCCGAGTTGATTGACGCTGCAAAATGGACATTAATCGTACCAGACGCCTTATTAAGATCTCCAGTAGGAGTCACTACTACACCGGTAGTACTTCCATTTTGATAGTATCTGCACACGATAGATTTTGCAACATTGCTCGGATAGATAGTCGTGTCTACCTTGTAAGCAAAGCTGGCATAGCAGTAACCGCCTGAGTAATCTGGAGTCGTAGACGTCATTGAGTTGGTACGGATAGCCAGACCATTGGTAAACTTAGGCAGGATGTATAGAAGTTTCCATACTGCATATAGAGTATAGTCAGCATCAGGAGTACCGTAGTAGGTCTGACCTGGTTGATACACAGCTGTACCAGTAGAGGTTTTGCTCCAACCAAGAAACTCATAATTAGCACGTGTCGGTTTCTGAGACGGTATACTAAGATCTTCTCCATACCACTTGTCAACCTTGCTAGGGCCTCCAGTTCCGCCATTTGCATCGAAGCTGACGTAATGATGTGCAACTGCTGGGATAGTGATTGTCTGGCTTGCAGAACTTGTGCCGTTCATGTAACCGGACTGGTTTCGCACCCATCCTGATAGAGTAACATCGTAAGCGTTATGCTTCTTAACAAATCTCTGAGAAGCAGAAGTAATATCCTTCGTATTCCAAGAGCCGGTCGGGGTGCTGAAGGCTGTATTAACCTCGGAGTCACTACCGTTAGCGCTAGCATGTCCGACAATACCAGTCCAGATTTGAAAACCCCAACCGCAATCCTGAATACCGACAGTCAGTCCTGCTGATACAGACGCATCATCCTCGGAGGACCAAGTGTTAATATAGCAACGCCAGTGATTGGTTGTGTTGCCGTAAATAGTAGCCAATTGATCCTCCTAAGAAATATAAACCAGTTGCATGGAAGTACCCGTATCTCGCCATTGATAATGACCCATTTGCACTCGAGAAGCTTTCACCGTAGAAGTAACACCGTCCAATTCCATGATTGTCTGATCGCCCTGCATGAACTTCTCGCTTGTGTTGGTCAGCTTCGTACGGAACGAGCTTGACGAGCTACCGATTGTCAGAGTAGGATGGTTATTCTCCCTAGCGAATGTCATATAGTCGTTGACATTCTTAACAGTCGTAGACATACCCGAAACAGACTTCTCAGTCGTCTGAATACGAGATGTCAGAGACGTGGATGTCTGTTCAAGCTGAGACTTAGTAGCATAACTCGATAGTGTCTCGTTATTGACATACGTAGCGGCTACTGTAGACTTAATCGACTCAGCAGTCTGGTTGATCGAGGAGTGCATCTCAGTCGTAGTCGAGTAATCCTCAGGAGCAGGAGACCAGTCTGTGACTTTATTGCCATATTCTAGTTTAGGAACGCCTATCAGAATTCGTCCCGTTCCAGATGTAATGCGAATTGTTACTGATCCCTTCATAGGCGAGGTATACGTTGCTGTGAATTTTCTCCAAGTATTATCCGCCGGGGCTGTTATGTTTCCAATAATAAGGCCAGTATCTGCAACGCCTACGTAAAAAGTTACTGGTGAAGAATCTTCAGTTTTATACTTAAACTGTAAAGAATATTGAGTATTCGTTAGATGATACTTGTCAGGTCGAGAGTCATTATATACTCGACCACGTCCAGTATTAGCGATCACTAATACATATGCGTTACCTTCTGCTAGACTACCAGCAGGACCAACATTTATTTTACAATTACCTTCAGTGGTCCACCCAGAAGTACCGTTTAGAAAATTTGAATTTAACAGCAAATTTCTTCCGCCGATTTTTAAATTCGCCAAGTCGTTCTTAACTGTATTTGCAGTAGAAAGGGCAGTACTAGCATTAGAAGAAGCAGTATTAGCAGCGGTTTGAGCCTTTGTGACGTTTCCGTTAGTAGTACTCAGTTCCGTTTTGGTAGCGTATGTCTTGGATACAGTTGACGTAATAGATTCAGATGTGATCTTTAGTTGGGCATCAGTGTATTTTTTGGATTCAGATAAAGCATTATTAACGGAACTAGTAACCTCAGTCTTAGTCGCCCTTAAAGCAATAGCCTCGCTATTCTGCGTAATCTTTGTCTCAGCCTGGGTTACACGGTTCTTAAGCGCATCAACATCATCCTGAGCCTTCTTAGCATTAGCCTTAGCCGTATCAGCCGTACTCTGTGCCGTACTGGCAGCACTAGCAGCCGCATTAGCCTTGGACTGAGCTGTAGCAGCATTCTGCTTAGCTGTGTCTGCCGTAGACTGAGCTGTCGTAGCTAACTTATTAGCCTTGCTAGCAGCAGAGTTGGCAGCATCAGCAGCAGTTTGAGCAGAAGCCACAGCGTTCTTAGCAGCCGTGAGCTCCTCATCAGTTACATCGACCCTATTTTGAAGATCTTCAAGATTCTTCTGGGCATCACTCAGAGCAGCATTAGCTTTGTTAGCAGCAGTCTGAGCAGCATTAGCATTAGCCTTAGCAGTCGAAGCCGCAGTAGCCGCACTAGTAGCATGTTCTTGTGCCTTATTAGCAGCAGTCTGAGCAGCAGTAGCCGTCTCATGAGCAGTGTTAGCCGCAGCAGCAGCATCGTCAGCGGCCTTCTTAGCATTATCAGCAGTCGTCTTTGCAGCAGAAGCATCCGTACGAACTTCTTCGACACTACTTACTGTCTGCTCAATACGATCACTAAGCTGATTCACAGTTGACTTGGTAGCATAAGTCTTCTCAACGGTGTTGGAGAGATTAGTCACAGCTGTATCATCAGTGTACTTGCTCGCTTTAACCCAGTCGGATGCAGTATATGCCTGACTAGCAATCTTGGGAGTCTGGCAGCGCATAATATCGCCGGTGGAACCCTGAACCCATAAGTCTCCGATATCGTAAGGCGGTTTCGGGGTGGCGATAAAGATACGCTTCTTAGCATTTGCTGTGTTCTGAGCCGTTGCTGCATCAGCCAAAGCCTTAGTGACCTCAGTATCTTTAATCCTAGCCCAAGAATAGACCCCATTTTGATTCATGTAACGATAGCAGAATCCGGTCTTATTGTCGTAGTAAAGGTCTCCGAGATGAGTCTGACGATCTTTCTCGGTAGTCCAATTGACCTCAGGCTCTGTCAATGCATTAGGGATGCCATCATAGAACCAGGTCTGAATAGCGCCATCAATCTGATCTTTAAGTCCAGAAATGTCACCATCGAATTTGCTAACAGCGTTTGCCAAATCAGATGCGTTTGATTCAGCTGCTTTCTTAGCCGCGTCAGCAGTAGATTGAGCCGTCTGAGCTGCCTTAGTGGTAGTCTCGAGCTCTTTCTTTGTGCTATACGTCTGAGAAACCTCAGTACGGAGTCCAGCAGCAGATTTGGAAATCTCAGTTTTGAGATTACTTTCGGTAGCACTCAACTCGGACTTCTTTGTATAGTCAGCTTCCATAGTCTCTTTAACTGTGGTAATCTGACCAGTCAAATCATCACGCAGAGTAGCAGCATCCTGCTTAACCGAGGTCATTTCTTTGTTGATCGCAGTAATCTGAGTCTTGACGTTACTGACATCCTTGTTTGCCTGAGCAGCAGAGCTTAGAGCACTATCAGCAGTTGACTGAGCATTGCTTGCAGCCGTATTAGCGTTAGATGCAGCCTCATTAGCTTTCTCAGCAGAAGACTGAGCTGAATTGGCAGCAGTTGTCGCATCGTCAGCGGCCTTCTTCGCAGTATCTGCCGCATTCTTAGCCTCAGTAGCCTTCTTTTCAACAAGAGTTACCTTAGCTTTAGTATCATTGGAAGTAGAGATAGCCGTGTCAGCTTTAGACGAAGCGTTTTCTGCTTTGTTTACAGCTGAGTTAGCTATATCAGTTACCTTGTCGGCTTTCGCAGCAGCATCTGTAGCAGCATCTGTAGCAGCATCTGCTTTCTCTTTTGCTTCTTGAGCAAGCTTAGCCGAGTTCTTAACATTATCACCAAGAGCATCGACTGTGTCTAGACTTGCATTGATTGAGGCATTGAGAGCTTTTAGATATGCACTCTGCTGGCCGGTAAGAGTATCATACGAAGCACCTAAGTCAAAGGTAGTATTCTCAGGATTCATCAAATCGAGATCGATCGAATTAACCATGAGGTACTCGTCTACCTTGCGGGGCTTAGAACGAACTCGTACCGCCTGACCGAGCTGAAGATGCTGGTACTTCTCGCCAAGAATAAGAGCAAGGTCTACAGCCCTGACTGAGATGGTGAGAGCAGGAGATAGCAGAGTATTAAGTGTCTTGCAGGCGTACTCAAGAAGGCCGTCGTGAGTCTTGATATCAGTATTCGAGACATAGTACTCTCGATAACCATAACGAGCAACAGCTTCAACATCATAAACTCTATCTCCCATTTTGATAATAGTCGAAGAGTATGGCGTACCACCATCAGCGCATCCTTCAAGAGTAATTGGCTTCATCTTGACATCTGTTTGACCTTCAGGGGGGTCAGGTGTATACCCTGTTGCCACTACCGCTGTATATTGAGTCTCCGCGGTAGTAGTCTTAGTAAAATCTAAAATATTGACACCGTAGTCAATAATCTGAGTATTGACATCATGGACGTCAGCGTAAAGATCAAGAATATTCAGATCATCCTGATAGCGTACGAACAGATAACCGCCAACAGAATTCAGAATCTTGTCCTCAATCTCTGAGGCAGTCGTTGGACGCTGTTCGGACGAACGATAGATATAATTGTTCTTATCAAGCATATTGCCCTGATTCACACCGACTGAGAAACGCTTGCGTGAGTCAAGACAATTAGAATTGTGCTGATTGATCAGCCATTGAAAATAACCATCAACTGTCGCCGGACAAGTTAGCGGTTGTTCTCCTTGCACAGTAGAGTACGGACGAACTCGAGTAGCAGTCAAGTAATCGAGAACGCCCGTACAAGAAACAGAGTAATTCCCCTCAAAGTCTTCCTCTATTTTAGTAATCTCACCCTTGAATAGAATAAGATTGTTGAAATAGATTCGAACTTCTCCTGCTCGCTCTTCAATTTTAGAATATAAAGAATGCGTAGAGGAGATAGTGAAATCGAAATATGAGGCGGCATTAAGCTTAGAAGAAAGCTTCGTATCGGTTATACGGTCATCCGTATAAGGATCGAAAAGCAGTTGATTATCATACAAAACCCTATAACCCATGCTACCTCCAAATAAATCTTAAGAAGCTTTTACCATGCCAATGACATGGACATAAACCCATCGACTCAAGTTATCGGTCGACGATTTGTACAAATAACAGTCAAGCGCTGTGCCACCGCCATGTGTGTTGCAATAAGAAATATGTGAATCAGAATGATAATCTACGCCGCCACATACGCTAACGCAAGGCTCTTCCGAGAACGCAAACGGGAACGTAACACCGCTTTGAAGCAGTCCGCTAGCAGTCGTTGCCGGGAACGTAATTTTTGCCCAAGCTTCAGCCATTCCGCTTTTGAATTTTCGATATCGCCATTGACCGCTCTTGCCCTGTTCGACGACATAGTCATACCCAAGCTTATCGAGCATTTCAAAATTTTGACTAAGCACTGAAGCATTTACAAAATCGCTTCCGCTAATAGTAGTCAACCCAAGATTTGGTGTAGGCATTATAAATCCTCCCAGTCATAAGTTAGATATACGACTTTTGTCTCTTCATTACCAATTACGAAGTTCAGATCATTCCATGTTTTATCGGACAAATCGTCCCAACGAGTCTCAAATAAATCGTTCCAGCATCGTGGTGCATCATCGTTTGGCACAGCAAATTTATGAATGTCGTTCCATCGAATTGAACTAAGTAAATCCCAAGTAGATTCGTAAGCTCCGTTTTCTTCAAGTTCGTTCCAACGAACATATTCTAGGACTTTACTGTTAACGTACAGTTCGTTATATCCGTCTTTAAAAATAACGTTATTCAATCGATACGTTCCAGCTGGAACAATTTCTTCTTTTCCATTAAACGATATTGTGGTTACAACGTCGCTTTCGATAACTGGGTATACAGGCCGCCTACCAGACTCAAAACGATACAGATTACCGCCAGTAGCATTAAGTCGATAAGCGCAATGCTCTTTCAACTTATACGGATCTGCATCGACCTTAATCTTGAACTGTCCGAGAAGGCCATTTGCATAAGCCTCGTGGCTATAGGAATCCACAGAGAAACGTCCGTGGTAGGTATAACCAGGATCCATCGTCATGGTGTAATCGAATGCTCGACCATGGAGGAAGTTGCTTACCTCAGTCTTGACCTTCTCGAAATTCTTTACGTCGATAACCGCAAACGTGAATTCCTGCTTGCGGTTCTTGTAGGCGACATCCCCGGTAAGCGCCTCGGTCAAATCAATGACTCCGTTGCCTCCAGGGATGTCAACCGTATAAGTCTTAGGCTCAGGAGGCTCCAGCGTGTAACCATCCAACAAAACCATCTGAAAACGAATTGACAAATCAACACCGTTTACAATTAGACGGTTGTTGGGTAAATCTGGGTAACTCACGCCAGACCTCCTCTCCTAGAAAGAACACCAAGCTGCTGATTCATAGGCTTGGCGATGGACGAAGCAAGTTTCTTGCCATCGACATACATGGCAGTCTCGGTATTCGCCACTGCGTCAGCGTAGCTTCCGAGATTATCGTTGAGTTCGTTGATAGCGTTGAGAACTTGGGTGTTGGATTTCATTGTCTCAAGGTTGGACTGCTCAATAGCCGTTTGCATATTGCTCATAGGATTCGTAATATTACCAACAAATCGAGTATCAACCTTAAACCTCTTATTGCTCATGGAAGCAAGAACATTATTCGAATCAATAACCGGAGTAAGAGTCGCAGTTGCTCCGGACATAGAATCTTGCATCTTGGCGACAGCAATGTCACCGACCGATGCTGCTGTCATGCAAACTTTCTTCTTAAGAGCAATGATACCATTGATTAAGCCCTGAACAAAGAATACACCAATTTGACGAGTAAACCTTGATGGGGATTTCTCGCCGGTAGCGTCCTTAGTGGCTTGAACCGCCTTTGCACCCATGGAAGCGGCTGCGTTAATTGCCTTATAGGCTCCAGCATTAATACCGTTAGCCATTCCCTGAGCAAGATTCAAACCAATGTTGTAGAAGCTACTACTATCAACGGCAGACTTGCAGGAATTCACAACGTTACGCACAGCAGTAACACAGGAAGACTTTCCGTTATCAATACCACGCTTAAGGGCTGTAGTCATGGCCTTACCGGCATTCTCGAAATTCGTACGAGAAGCAGCACCACTAGACGTCGCCTGATTTCGCATAGCAACCATGATAGATGTTACAGCTGTGGTAGCTGCTGCTTGCTGATTAGACAGTCCGTTAGTTAATGCCGTAGCAAATCCTTGAGTAATAGTGTTTGCTGCTGTGGTAAATGAACCAGATGAATTAGTAATAGCAGTTGTAGCGGAATTTAAAACCGTAGTAAACGCGTTTGAAATCAAAGCAGAATTTGAAGTAATAGCGTTAGCAACAGTCTGTAAGCTAGTTCCAACACCTTCGGCGGTACCGCTCAAAGAAGCTGGGACATCCTTTAAAGCAGATGCAAACTCCTTGATTTTTGCCGCAACACCACTAAGATCTGTAGAGCCTAAAGTTGTAACAGCGCCAGCCATGGTCTTAAGACCACTAGCCGCAGAAGATAAAGTGCTTGCTGACGTCTGTGCCGTAGAAAACGCGTTTACTCCAGCTGCAAGACTAGATAGCCCAGTTCCAATACCTTCCGGAATCGTAACACCAGACCAAGCTGTCACGGCGCCAGCAAGACTCTTAAGAGGTTCAACTATCTCGCTAATTCCTCCACCAGCAAATCCGCTGAAAGTAAAGGCATTAACGCCGGAAGCTAAACGCTGAAGCATTCCTTGAATATCTTCAGGAACCTCGACACCATTCCACTTCTTTACTGACTTTGCCAAGTTACCAAGAGGCTCAGCCACAGACGAGAGTCCGCCGCCAGCCAGACCACTGAAAGTAAAGGAATTGACACCAGTAGCAAGACCTTGTAACCCGGATTGTAATCCGTCAGGAATTGTTACGTCCGACCACTTCTTAACGGAATTTGCCAAAGTTCCGAGAGGCTCAGCCACAGACGAGAGTCCGCCGCCAGCCAGACCACTGAAACTAAAGGCGTTTACTCCTGTAGCCAAATTGGACAAACTGGTACCGATGTTCTCCGGAACTACAACTGAACTCCATTTTGATACAGAAGTAGCCAAGGTTCCGAGAGGTTCGGCTACGGAAGCAATTCCTCCACTGACAAAGAATCCGACATTGAATTGATTTAATGCGGAAGCAAGAGTTTTCAACTGATCGCCTAAACCATCAGGAATAGTAACGCTAGACCACTTAGATACCGAATCGGCCATAACGCCTAAAGAACTAGCCACGGTATCAATAGCAGTCGAGCCAGCTCCGGAGTTGTTAAACGACTGAATGGTTTCTCCAAGTTTCTTAAGATCTTCGAAAGCGCTATCTGGGATCTTACCAATGTTAACCCATTTTGCCATTCCCTTTGCTAACGACTCGAGATTAGATGTAACAGTACTAAGCGATGCTCCACCAAGAGTGATAAACAAAGATCCAAGACCAGAAATTGCTGATAAACCGGCAAGTTCTGTCAAGCATAATCCGATCCCAGCAACGGCAGACTTTAACGTATCCCAAGAATACGGAGCCAAAGTATTAAGGGCGTCGGCGACAGGCTTAAGCGATTGAACTGCAATGTCTAATCCAGCAGCTCCAACAATACCGGAGAATCCAGCTAAGGAACCGA